GTGATATCCGATACCGCCAGTGGTATAGCCACTAACGCTACCGCACGGAAGGATGCCGTGGAATCCCAATATCTCAACACCAAGAATAATATCAGTAACCAAAGGCTGTCTATCTATAATCAACAGGCGGCAAACGCCACGCAAGCGGCTAATCAAGGGATGCAAGCGGGTATGGGCCTAGTTGGGGCTGATGCGCAAGCCCATCTTGACAAGGGTAAGGGATTATTCGAGTCTATATTCAAAAAGTAAACAACCATGACATTAGAAGAAAGATATAATAGGAAAAGGACCCCGGTCGTTCAAAGGCCGGAATTGTCCACTACGCCATTGGTTGAGCCGGAGGTTGCCGGAAGCCAGAACCCTATAGCTCCAACCGTGGATAATACGGATGAGACCGCTCCGCAAGCGAGCGTTGCCGAGCCTCAAATGAACGATTACCAATGGAACCAAAGGCTTTATGAGACGCTCTTTCAAAAGCCGATAAGTCAAGAGGAGGAGGAGAGAAGAAAACGGGCCGCTTCCGTAGCTACTGGAATCGGGCATCTAGGCAATGTGTTGTCTTCCTTCTCCAATTTGGCATTCGCGGGAGAGGCACCTTCGCAGAAACTACCCACCGTAGCTGATCCTAAACTACAATCCTATTCTGACAGGTTGGAGGCTATCAGGCAAAGATACGGGGCCGGGTATCTGGCCGCAAGGCAAAACGACACGAATAATTATCAAAGGGCATTGCAGCTTTATAGACAGGATCAGGCGAGAAAAGAGGATTTGGCGGCAAGGGAAGCGGCTCTTGAAAGGCAGAACGCCATTGATCGATGGAACATGGATAAATGGAAAAAGGAATATGAGGCTGATCAAGCCTACAAAAAGAGAAGGCTTGATTTGGACGCTGAAAAAATGGCTTTAGAGAAACGGGAAGTTGAGAATAGAGAGAAAAGCGGATATTACTCTGGCCGATCTTCTAGAAGAACCTCTGTATCCTCGAATAATAACGGAACTATAATCCTTGATACACCTGACGGTTTCATGGACATTGACATGAGCAGAGTAAACCTATCAACATTGTCTCAGATGTTCAACAGTCTTCCGGATTCAGTCAAGAAAAATTATCGCATATCAAGCAAGGACAGCGAAAAGGACAGGCAAGCCAAGTACATGTCTGCCATAGGAGAGGCGGCAAAGGCAGATCCAAGTATCGCTGATTATTTATATAGATCTGGGCTTGGCACATTGAGGGAAGGGGATAAGGATATGTCAAAATCCATAGATATCAAGGATGATGTGATACCATGGGATCCTTCCATGATTACTAATGGACATACGGATCAACCCACCACAGAGAACGATAACGAAATAATACAGTATCGTCCTGTTGTAGACGATCAGGAAAGTGATACTTCTGATATGCGAAATGAGAACGTATATGATAACACCTTGACTGACCCGTACGATATTATACTCCAAGATCGAGATCGTAGGATTCGTGAAAAAAAGAAAAAGCAAGAGGAGGCTAGGAGAAAGGCCGAAGAATATAGGTTAAATGACGAGCAAAGTTATTATGATCGCATATCAGAACTTGAATCCAAGATGGTAAGAGAGAGGGATGTGGAGAAATTCATTAATGATAATAACCTTGGTCTCCAAGATGCGGCAAGAGCTAGACTTCTGTTTAATGATATAAGGAAAGATAACGCTAAGATCAAGAGAGAGATTGATTATCTATATAAGCAACTTAATAAAAAATATCCTCAAAGAAACGATTGATTATGCCAATATTTGAGTTTGACGGTAAGAAATATGATGTGGAGGATCGGTATATGAACGATTTTTCCAAGGCGTTCCCGGATGCTACTTCTGTATTCGAGAGAGAGAATAAGAGATATAGGGTTAAGGCTTCCGATTATGGCTCGTTCATGAAGTATTATCAAGATCCTATAAATGATAGCGTTTCCCGTGAGGATGGAACGGAAGGGAGTGACAGTTATCTAAAAGATCTTGGAGAAAGCTTTATGCAAGGTGTAGGATCGCTTGGTAAGATTGCATTGTCTCCTGTTAAGAAAGCTGCTGACTATATTAATGAGTCTGATATTGGGAAGGCTATCAATGAGAGATTGGGATTGGAAGGAGGTCAGTTTGGGCAGTGGTATGAATCTGCGGATAAGATGGAAAAAAAATATGCCAAGAGATCTGACAGATATGGAGGAAAGGATTTTATCCAATTACTGAAAGATGGTAGATACGCTGACGCTCTAGGAGAAGTTTTCTTGTCCGCTACCAAATCAGCCCCTATCTCGCTTGGCATAATGGCGGCTTCGGCGGCTGGTTCTCCGGCTGCGGGATTGGCATTGATGGGTGCCGGTACGGCTTCTGAGAAATACGATCAGCTAGGCGAGGAGAATCCTGATATGGGATCTGGTGCCAAGATGGTCAATTCGTTATTCACCGGCTTATTCGAGGCTGGTACTGAGTATTTAGGTGCCGGGGCCGCTGGTACGGCGATAAGGCAATTGCTTAAATCGGCTGGGCGTGAGGCAGCAGGCGATGCCATAAAGAAAAGCCTTATGCAGAAGTCTGCTGATTTCATGAAAAAGCATTATATCGTAGGGCCTATAGCGGAGGAAGCTATGGAGGAAACTGTTAATGCTTTAGGGGAATATATCACGGATAAACTTACGGGTGTTGAACGGGATGACAATATCTTGGAAACCATGCTCAAATCCGGTGTGTATGGTGCTGCAGGAGGTGCTCAATATAGTCCTATTATCGCTGGAGCAAGATTTGCTGGTGATAAAATGTCAAAATCTGATCAAGGCGTTGAAACTCCTCCTCTATTAACTAAGTCTAGGTTTGCCGAGGCAGAGGAGCAAGGACGCAATATGACTGATCCGGGCGATATACGGACGGCGAGCAAAAAGATGGAAGAGACAAGGCTTTCCCTATCTGGAATGGCTCCGGGTTTGGCTAGTACGATAGAAAGCTATGTGGATGATGGAGCTAGCGAGGCCCAAGTGATGAGCCTTCTTGATGGGGTTAATGCGGATGCCCGTCCGTTAGCCGAGGATTTCTACGCTGATTATCTCAGGATATCCGGTTTGCAGGATCGTATAGGCGAGGAAATAGACAATGAGGTTGAAACTTACGTTGCCAATAATATTACTCCTTATGTTACCACGAATCCTGATGGTCAGTCTATCGTTACCACAGCTACGCTTAGCGAGGGAAATGAGGAAAGACCTGTGTACGTTAGGAGTATCGAGGGAGATAAGGCCGTTATTTCCGATAACGGACAGGATCGGATGGTCTCGGTGAAAAGGTTGAGCGATATAGTAGAGCAAGATGCCGGTCATATGAGACGGACCTATGAGGATCAATTATTGGCTACCCGCCAGTCCGAGCTTGACATGACCATGCATCATAATCCCAAGACGCAATTACCAAAGCCGGGGTTGATCGTATGGAACGGGGATAATGCGTTTATCCTTCAAGGACAAGATGAGAACGGTGATTGGATCGCTCAACCTGCGGCTTATGATAGAGAAACCGGGCAGGTGACAGCCAAGAATGGCTCTTCTCCAGCAATGCCTATAACAGAGAATGAGATTCTTGATCTTCAAGATGCCATATATGACGCTCAACAAGTTAATGTGGTGTCGCCAGAGGATGATAATGTAGCAAGTGCTGATGCCGAGATAACCTCTGCACCTCCCATGGAAGATGCGATCAACCAGCCAACGAGTGAGATTGAGACGGAAGGTGCCATTGATCAGATAGCACAACCTAGCAATGTAGAGAATCCCTCCATGGTCATGCGAGAAGATGGTACGCCAGATTTCGTATCGTCAGGAACGGATATGGCCTTGGATTTCCTCTATGATAAATATGGCGATAAGATGCCAAGGAAGATCGAGGTGACGAGAAAGTCTTTCGATGAAAGCCTTAAAAAAGCGTCTGATGCCTTGGAAAAGGCGCAAGAGGCATACGATGACGCCCCTATCGGAAAAGAGGATAAGGCCGAGGCCGCATTGATAAAAGCCCGACAAGAATATGAGGCGATCAAGGTCGAGGCTGATTTCTGGGCTAATCTTGATGATGATATCAAGGAGGCCAGCAAGAAGCCGGGTGATGTCATAGCAAAGGAGATCTCCGTGATGGGTGATCCTATGAGCGGAGAGGAGCTTGCGGCCATGATGCTGGCTAATGGGGCGATCAAATTGACACGTGACAGTTACAAGAAAGAGACCGGTGCCGGGAATAATGAGACTGCAAGAATGTTCGGATTGTTCGCCTCTCCGGAGAAAGGCGGTGTTAATATAGAGAGGGCAGGTGAGATATTGGAGCTTGCCGATAGGGAGAATGGAACTAACTTCTTCGATGAGAACGATACGAATGCCGGAAGGGACGCTATCATAGAGGTCTTGTCTTCCGCTCATACACGTGGAGACTTGATCGATTATGTCAAGAGGAACCGTGAGGCGATCGCTGAGCGTGAGAGACAGGCCGAGTACAACGCTTACGCTGAGTGGTGCGAGGAGAATTATCATATGTCCCCGGAAGAATACGAGGCGTATGAGGAAAGCATGGTACGTGATTTCTCGGAGAAACAATTGACTGATGAGGAGCGAGGCGAGCTTGATTCGCAAATCGCGGATGAAATACAGGCCATAATTGACGAACAAAATGAAATAGACGCTATCTTAGCGCAAAATAAACCGATAGAAAATGAAAACATTGAAGGAAATGACGAAAGCGGAGGCGATGGCTTACGCGAGGGAGGCGGCGAGGTATTGCCAAGAGAACAACTTGATCAGACCGGGGGAACTGGAGAGGTTGAGGGAAGAGAATCGGCTGGCCCCGACATTGATCGCACGGATGGAGCTACACAAGAAGGCTCATCAAGGGGACTAGTTCCTTTTGTCGCTCCTTCTCCAAAGGAGAATGAGACCCCATTGGACTATGCCGAGCGAATAGTGGAGGCCAAGAGATTGTTCGATGAGGAGCTAAAGGTTAATACTAACCCTTCCGAGGCGCAGAAAGAGGCCGGGAATTACAAGAAAGGTCATGTAAAGATAAACGGTTTCGATGTTTCCATAGAACAGCCCGTTGGTTCCGTCCGTTCAGGTAAGGACGCTAGCGGAAAGGAGTGGTCGCAGGTCATGAATAACACTTACGGTTACATTCGAGGCACTGAAAGTGTGGATGGTGATCATATAGACGTATTCCTAGGTCCGGATATGAATAGTGACATGGTGTATGTCGTGGATCAGGTGAATACTGATGGCTCATTCGATGAGCATAAGGTTATGATGGGATTCTCTTCCTTGGAAGACGCTAGGTCCGCTTACTTGTCAAACTATGAGGAAGGTTGGCAAGGGTTAGGCAACATTACCGGGGTAGCGTTGGATGAGTTCAAGAAATGGATTGATTCTTCAATCCGGAAGACCAAGCCGTTCTCTGAATATAGAAGCGTTGATTTTATTGAGGAGGAAAGGCCGGATAGTGATGTTCGTTTTCGTTCTATAGGTGAGAAAGGCGCTGCTAATTTAAATAAGGCTGAAACTATTGAATCCTCAATCAACGATTGGTCTTCCAAGTTTAATACCCCTGTCAAGGTAATCCATGACGTGGACGATATAACCGATACGGATGAGAATATGTTGGCCCGTAAGAGAGATTCCAAAGGCTGGTATGATACTTCTACCGGGGAGATAGTCATAGTATCACCTAATTCTACGTCCGTAGGTGACGCTCAAAGGACTTTCCTCCATGAGGTGGTAGGGCATCACGGGTTACGTGAGCTATTCGGGGATGATTTCGATACTTTCCTTGATAACGTGTATCGGAACGCCAACGAGGATATCCGGAAAAATATCATTGACCGGACTAAAGGCAATCCTCTTAACTTGCGTGAGGCTACAGAGGAATACCTCGCTGAATTAGCGGAACGTGGTTTCGATAACAAGGCCGAGCGTTCGTTATGGGAAAAGATCAAAGACGCTTTTCTTGATATGTTGAGAAAGGCCGGTATTAGCCTTGATTTCAAGTTATCGGATAATGACCTCCGTTATATTCTCTGGAGAAGCTACAAGAACTTGGAGCAAGGGAACTTGATGGATGTGGCCGAGGATATCGTGATGAGAAATAGATTAGGTCTTAACAATATAAATTTGAACGAAAATGGATCAATCGAAAGAGATATTGAACCTGAAAAAGGAAAACAACCTTCTGAAACAAAAGGTACTGGAAGGGAACTCGAGACAATCGAGGGCGTTGATGAGAACGGAAACGAAAGTGAACGAGACCATATCGACAAACCAAGGGGAGTTGAAAACTCTATTGACGGAACTGAAAACGCAACTGACCGAAATGGAAGGGAGACTGATGGCCAAGTTGACAACGATGGAGACCAACTTGACGGAGGAGATACGGGCGATAGGAACGGAAGTGTCCGGGATGGAATCGGCGGTGATCGGACTGTCATCGGACGTGCAGGATCTGAAAACAAGGGTAGAGGCGTTGGAGAAAGCGTAAGGGAAAAGACGGATGATTTCTCTTTCGCCGAGAAAACAATACGTTTTAGGGAGAACGCGCGGAATGAGTCGGTATTGTTCGCTGATAATGATATCCAAGTAGTAGAGAAACAGGTAGGTTCCGCCAAAGATCAATATGAGCGTACCCTATCTACATCGTCCTATCAATTTCAGGAGGCGTTTCAGGATTCTATGCTAGGGCTTAAAACATTGCAGGATGCCGTGGCAAAGGCAACGAGGAGTCGTATATTGGATTATGAGAACGCTTATATGGCCGAGAATGCCCTTTCCTCTGTTAATGAAGCGGAATTCAACGCTTATAGGAAAGCGGCTTTCGAGCCTATCTTAAAAGCGATGTCTCGATTGGAAAAGATGGGATCCTCCATTGATGAGATAAGGGATTACCTTATAACCAAGCATGGTATTGAGCGTAACAGGGAAATGGCCGTTAAACGAGCGTTGTCACAAAACTCGGAAACATATAAATCCCTGCTTGACGAGTATATCGGGAGAAGGAATGAGATACGTGAGAACGGTAGGTCTTGGGAAGAGCAGCAATCAGAAATGGATAGGCTTGCCGAGGAATACGGAGCTAATCTTTCTGATGATTTCAGCGGATTCACGTCCATGTATCCTAACGAGGATAACACGGGGTATGATCCGGATTCAGCAAGGAGATACGTATTGGATTACGAGTCAAGATATGATACATCGGAATTATCGGCCTCTGTCAAAAGAGCCACTGACGCTATATTGGCAAAGCAACGGGATAGCGGGCTTATGAGCCAAAATACGTTTGATTCGATCAGCGATATGTATCAGTTCTATGTGCCTTTGCGTGGATGGGAGGAAACTACGGCAGATGAGGTTTACGCTTATCTTACATCCGAAAGCCAGACGTTCAACGCCCCTATAAAGACTGTCGTTGGGCGAAAGAGCAAGGCTGACGATCCTATAGCGACGATCGCTAATATGGCAGAGAGTGGAATCATGCAAGGGAATAGGAACTTAATGAAGCAAAAGTTTTTGACAATGGTACAAAACCATAAGACGGATCTCGTGAGCGTAAGCGAAATGTGGGTTCGTCTTGACGAGGCTTCCGGTGAGTGGATCGCCGTTTTCCCGGATATACCATCTAACGCTAATCCGGAACAGGTGGAGTCTATCGTGGAATCTTTCAACAAACGCATGGAGGAGCTATCCAATGAAAAAGGATCTAATGTTAGGCGTTCAAGGGATGCTATAGGGATACCTTACAAGATATTGCCAAAGGACTTGAAGGAGCATCAAGTGATCGTAAAGAGAGCCGGCAAAGAATACGTGCTTACCATAAACGGGAACCCAAGGGCCGCTCAAGCGTTGAACGGGCTTACAAACCCGGATAATACGAAAGGATGGTTCGGTACCGTGGAGAGATACGCTGGATGGCTGAACCGTAACTTGGCGGCTAACTTTACGACACGTAACCCTAATTTCATGGTAAGTAACTTCCTTCGTGACGCGCTTTATTCGAATACTACCGTATGGGTCAAGGAAAGTCCTGTTTACGCTTGGAAGTTCAATAAGAATTTCGCTATGGTAAACCCGATCAATATGTATCGTCTGGTCAAGGGGTATGAGAACGGTACGTTGGATATGAGCGATCCCTTGAATAAGGCATATCATGATTTTGTAATGAGAGGTGGAGAGACCGGATACACCAATTTGAGAGACGTGGAAGCCAAGAAGAAGGCGATCCAAAAAGAGCTTCGATACTCCAAGCAAAAGGTATCTATCGGAAAGGCTTTGAAAATACTAGGCGAATGGATGGACTTGTTCAATAAGAGCGTAGAGAATTGCGCTAGGTTCGCCGCGTTCATTACTTCTAGGGAAATGGGGCGGAGCATGGATAAATCCATTTATGACGCTAAGGAGATATCCGTAAACTTCAATAAGAAAGGGGCGGGTTCAAAATTCTTGAATACTGAGGGGCAGACCAAGATAGGTAACGCTAGCGCTTTCACGTCCGGATTGTCAAGATCCATGTATGTGTTTTGGAACGCTGGTGTACAAGGTATGTATAATTTCGGAAGGCTAGCCAAGGATAATCCCAAGAAATTCTTGGGGTTAGCGTCCTCTTTCTATTTACTTGGCACTATCATGCCTATGATCGCTGCCGCTTTTGGGGATGATGAAGATGATGATTACTACGATCTTCCGGAATACGTGAGACGTAATAATATCTGTTTCCGTAACGGTGGAGGAAATTGGATTACAATTCCTATGCCCATAGAGTTAAGGGCTATATATGGACTAGGAGAAATGTCTTCTGGAATAGTTTCCGGAAAGGAGAAGTATACCGATAAAAAGATGGCCATGAAGATAGCGGAGCAAATGTCACAGGTTCTTCCTTTGGACATGATGGAGGGAGGTGGAGGATTCTCCGCTTTCGTCCCAAGCTCGGTAAAGCCATTGATTGAGGCCGGAGATAACAAGGATTGGACTGGTTTGCCTTTATATAAGGATAACGACTTCAACAAGGGTATGCCGGAATGGACAAAGGCTTTTAAGAGCGTGGATCCCGCTATATTGGCGATGACTAAATATGCCAATGAGTTAACCGGGGGAAATAAATATTCCAAGGGTGACGTTAATCTAAACCCGGCCATTATAGAACATATATTGGACGGCTATTTCGGAGGTATTGAGGCTACACGCTCCCAACTGGTCAAGTCTGCTGAAACCGCTTGGGGTAGTCGTGATTTTGACTGGAGGAATATCCCTGTCGGAAACCGTCTTATAAAGAGTGGTGATGAACGGACGAAAAAGAAAGCCATAGATAACGCTTATTATGAAAATCTGGAGGAAATGGATAAGATTGCCCTACGCTTGAGAGGATATGAGAAAGAATTGGATGATCCAAAGAACGATGATTTCGAGATCGCTAAATATCAAAAGCTCTTGAACGACTTGGAGGATAGCGAAGAGTATGAGAGATATGAGGTATTTATGGATCTTAATTCCGAGCTAAAATCCATGATGGATGATTTTAAAGAGAGTGGAGATGATGAGTTGGAGAAAGAGATGTATGAGCTAAAAGCTATGATGAATGAGATAGCTAAAGTAAATAAGTGAAGTGGCGGGTGACATTGGTGTCACCCGCTATATGTTATCACAGATAGCGAGCGTAAAATAAACTGTGTCATGCGCTGTTATTCTTTCAAGCTCATTGATCGGCCAGCGCCAAGGGGTGCACCAGCACTCCTACTTAAATTACGTCTCTTTTTTTTATTTTTCATTGTTTTTAGTCTTAACGATATCTTTCTTTTTCTTTTTAGCCTTTTCTTGGTTGTTAAGATCAAAAGAGAACGGATAGGGCATGCCGTTTACGTATATTTTAGACATAAAGGATATTCCTTTCTCGTATTTGAACAATATATAGCCGGACATAGATTCTCCTGGGCGCAACGTGTGTCTTTTTAAGTATCCCTCATATGCCTCTTCTGAGGCTGCGTTGAATCCACGCTCCATATTTGATATATTCTGTCCCATTATCACACTATTACGATATGACTGATTATAGTCATAAGTGGATGTCTTTATAGTCGCATTGGATATTTCTCCTCCTATATTGGCTTCTATGTTGGCCGTGGATGTAGGGCCGTTCCCGATAGAAGCTGAAGTGACGTTTGCGGTTACAGCTGCAACTCCCGCTAAAGCTCCTAATATCCCTTTTTGCCTTTGTATGACTTCTGTGTAATCATCAGCGGATAACGTCTTTAGTTTTATGGTATCATTCTCCTTGTTCAATATAAAAGCCTCTGTTTTATCAGGATCGAACTCTACCGTTTCTAAAAGGTTATTTTTTATAGTGATTAATTGCTTGTAATATTTCCCGTATCTATCGAACGTCCCGGAGCAAGCGGCTAGGGTTATACCATTCATGTCATAATAATACCAAGGCATTCCGTCTGTATATTCTTCTTTTATGTCTTTTTCTGTAGGGATGTCGTTTATCGGGGTTCCTGACATATCGTATCTCATTTTCCTTCCAGCATTGTCAAAAATAGTATAATATGGGTTTATGAACTTACCATTTTCATATTCAGTTTGCATATAGAAACCATTATCAAGGAATTCTGTATATACTCCATCAAGATTCCCATCTATATATGTCATGTGTTTTTGCGGAAGACCTCCTTCCTCGTAAATTGTTTTTTCTCCATTAAGCTTTCCATTTTCCCAGTATTCCTTATACTCCATTTTCCCCGACTTGTAGTATGATATTTGCTCCCCGTCATATATGGATTTAGTCCCGTCCATCGGGTCTATGCTGATATAATAACCTTCTCCCTTTACTTCCCCGGTCGTATAGTAATCCCTGTATTGTTTTTTATATCTGTTATCTACAGGAGTTGAATATACTCTTAGGAAAGAAGCGAAAGCTTTATCAGGAACTCCCCTCCATTTAGAGTCATAATATACGCTATCTATTATTGCGCTTTTTTGAGTGGAAGGAGATTTTTTCTTTTGAGCTAAAGATGGTATTGAAATAAATAAAATTATAGCTAGTAAGCATTTATATCTATATGTAATTATTCTTCTCATCGTGTTGTTTTTTTAGATTTTTTGCAAAATTACCCAATCTTCACATCCGTTATCCCGCAGGAGGCATGTTTTACGGCATGTCCGTGAATTTTCCAGTAGTACTTACCCTTCCAACGAAGTATATCTTCTATGCGGCTTGCTGTATATATTAGATGACAAAGTAGTATTGTTATTCCACCTTAATCTTTAACGGATATCCGCAGTTAGGGCATTTATATCCACCATCGGTCTCTTTTTGTACTTCGGAAGGGGAGGCGAAAAGTTGCCATACTGGTATTCCTATAGCATTAGCTATATTAGTTATTACTTTTACAGATGGATTGCCCGATATGCTTTGGTTTAAAGCGCTTAAGGTTACATTTAACTTTTCTGCTACTTGCTTAGTAGTCATACCTTGTTCTTCTATAGCTTCTCTTATTCTCATGTTGTTAAGTTATTACTTGCGCAAAGGTATTACATATATGATGTATGCAAGATATATCTTGTTTAAAGATTGTTAATATGTAGATATATCTTGTTTGGATGATACGGAAAACAAGATATATCTTATATATTTGCGGTAAATCAGTCAAAGTAAATCCCCGAAAGCGGAAGTGACTGAGCCGCTAACGGGGATATATACAAATATGAACGCATTCAAAGTTACGGAAATTTTGAATACTAAATAAATTAATAATAAAAAATATGATTTCGAATTTGCATATGTTGGAAATAGTTCGCACCTTTGTAGTGCTACAATTCTTTATTATTTATTATGCCTATGGGATTTTTTATACCCATAAGGGAACTTATGTAAAAATATATAGGCAAGTTGTACCCATACTTTATTTAGCCCATGGCATAATAAAGAACTGTAGCAAGTGGGGTACTTCTTGCCTTTCTTTGTTTAATGTTTAATTTTCATTGTTTATGCTACAGTTGAATGAAAATTACTCAAACGGCAATAATATTGCTGTATTAGGTACGGCTAACCCCTCCGAAATGGGGAAAATCTTTTCTTATAATGGTAATAATGTTACCATGCGTGTACGGAAAGGCGTTGTTTATGTAAACCTTACAGAGGTTGCAAAAGCTTTTCCAGACAAAAATCTTACTCATATTATTAACTCGCAGGAAATCAGTGATTATTGCGAAAAGTTTTCCAAACTACAAAATTGTAGTTTGGCTGATTTACTGATAATTACAAGAGGAGGGAATAATCCCGGAACTTGGGCACATCAACGTGTTGCCCTCCGAGTAGCCCAGAAGCTATCAACGGAATTTTCGATATGGGTAGATGAGAGAATAGAGGAGCTTCTCACTACAGGTCATAGTTCGCTCCAACAACAATACCCGGTGCCTCAATCTTACGGGGAGGCCCTAATGCTAGCCGCACAGCAACAGATGCGAATAGAGGAGCAGCAGAAGAGGCTAGAGCAAAAGGATGAGGAGATAACGGAATTGAGAGCGGAGAACGTGGAACTACAGCATCAAAGCGAGTATGCCCGTTTTATCCTCCAGAGCAAGAAGACCGTTCTTGTCACCCAGATAGCGCAGGATTATGGAATGACAGCCATAAGATTCAACGCCTTGTTGCGTGATCTCCGCATACAACGAAAGGTCAACGGGCAATGGATATTGTACGGGGAGTATCTAGGTAAGGGCTATGTCCATAGTGCCACTCACAACTACACCCATTCCAACGGCAGCCCGGACGTGAGCCTTAATACCGAATGGACTCAGAAAGGACGCTTGTTCTTATATGAGGAGCTAAAACGAAACGGCATTCTTCCATTGATCGAGAGATCAGACAAAAATTAATTGATATACATATATTATTGAGGTACGATATAAAGACGTACGGCCAAGACTTTAACCTTTTGTGACTTGAAAAATAATTGTGGAATATTAAAAGATTGATTGAATATGAAAGAGAATGATATTACAGAGATTAGTGATAAAGAAGCCATCTTCAAGCTGTTAGATCATTACAGAGGTGATGTCGTTAATCTGAGCGCAAGATTTAATATACTATTTGACGAGGTGCTGAAGATAAAACGTGATATAAGAGAGTTGAAAGGAGCAAAGCTCCCAGCTAAGGCCACGATGATACCATTGAAAGGAGGCCGATATGGGAAGTAATATATAAAGCGACTGGATAGCTTCCATGATGGTTGACTCTGGATAATAAGGGTCGGGGGATTACCTTCGGCCCTTATTCATTATCTGCTTGTCTCCTATGGGATGAAGCTATTGATCGTTTTGAGGTATCTAAAATAGAAAACTCCCCAAATCCTCACGGACAAGGGAGTTTTTATTATTTAACTATAATCTATATGAATGGTTTTCAGACAACCTTAAACGATCCGATTCTCACGAACTAGAGCGTTTGTAATATCTAAATCCATATCTAAACAAAGAAATACTTAATCATCATTGCCGATCCTCCCGGAATAGCAACGGTGGGTATATCCGTCTTAAAATGCTTCCCAATACCACCCAAGGGAAGCGGGAAATATTTATTCAAACTATATTTTATGCCATAAGGAAAGGAGTGTGCCCCCATCCTCCAAAGCTATTCCCTTGACATAAATATACCTCTGGTTCTCACGAAAGAGCGGTATGACATTGATAAAATTATTTTATGAATACAACCTAGTGTAATATCTTTAAGTAATGACTCCGGTCCATCACGGATGAGAGCCATAAGGGGTTATAAATATATAACATACCATATACGCATAAAAAAAACGTGGCGCCGTCGCAACTACCAAGACCCGGTGTCCCCACGCCAACATAACAGGTAGTAAGCAACGGCCCACGTCTTATATATAGATTATATATACAAATAACGTGGGCGTATTGTTGCTATCGGCTCCCTGTTATGTTTATAAATTTGGGGAATTTAGGTCTTTATAGGAGACGATATCTTTAACGCCACAATGTGTGTCACGTCTTATATTCTAATCAGTGACTACGCGAATATACTCTATTTATTTTATATTAGTAAAAAATAAGTCGTATTTTATTTATCTAATATTGATTTTTACAGGGGAAACGTTCATGCGCACGCTATAAACTCGACTCATTTTTGGGATATGAATCAAGATATCCCGTTGATTCTTCTTTGATTATAGAAGGCTTAGGCATATCCTCTGATATGAGCGCTCCTATCATGTCTGTCATCAATATATCGTCGTGATTGCCACGACCGGGAATATTACCGTAACTACCGTCCGGACGTTGCTCGTATTTTGACGCTTCCTTGTACATACGCTCATCCGGGTCTATAAACATATCGTCCTCGAACGCCACTATGAAATTATCCACCATGTCCTGCTTGGTCTTCTTGTTGGTCTGGAAGCCTATCTTCTTGTATATGCCGTTCCTTATGTCCTCGGGATCCGTCGCCGCTCGCATGTAAAGATTAGGATAGATATCCTCTATCTTTTTCAGTATGCCACGAATATGATCGCCTTCCTCCACGAACTCTGATGCCTCTGATTTTTTCTTATCAAACGTATTGCTCTCGAAGGCGAGAAGGGCGTTCTTGTAGTATCTGGCGATCTTGACGGCTTTGTAGGCGAGCCAATCGTATCGTATATGACCGTGCCATCTAGCTACCACCTCCGGCTTTCCTCCGCTAAATCGTAAATTCCATCTGTTTATCACTGTTATACATGAGGGGTCTGAGTTCTTGCTACGTCCACCGACATCGACGATGACAAGATACTCGTTGGATGTCCTTGTATCATCGGGCCTCTTCCAGATTCTCAACAGGCCGTTCGGATTCTTGGTGAGAATTATCCTCTTGGTCTTCTCAGATTGGGATATGTCGCCAATGAACTCCGGTGGTGATACGTATCTTTCCCGCATCACCTCGATCGTATAGATATTGAACACGAGATTACCGGAATACTTAAAGCACTCGACATCGTCGGATGGTGCCTCGGATGCCATCGAGGCGTGATCATGGAACGAGGCCCTTTTCTTGATATACCATTTGATGTGCTCCAGCGTAGCTCCTTTTTCCCATAGAGACCATAGATACTGTCCCGGCTCGCTATTGTCATTAGGGGAGGTCGTAACATCCCTTCCCTCTAATAGATCCAATATGAAAAGCCGGGTCTCTTTCTTGTCCTTGAATCTTATCATGTCGTTCTCGATAAAGAAGAACGGTATGAATAGCGCCTTACGGGATGACGTGCCCTCCTTGGCCATTTGGTACTCATCATAGAAATAACCGGCCATGCCGTTAGCCGTAGACTCGGAGATCTCCATGGTCAACGGTCTCTCCAATATATTCGAGTCTATGTTTGTTATAACCTGCTCCGCCGATTTGCCATCCGTTGTTTTCCAGTAGGCTACCTCCGAGAAGTGGGCCATGGCATAGTCCATACCACGTGTTGACTCGAAATTCTCATAAGATGCCACGGTTATCACGTTATCACGTACCTTGTTCCCGGACGGGTCGGTGATTATGGAGTCGGACGCCGAATGCTCGTAAGGGGCGAATTGTAACTTGTCAACACCATATATAAATCCCGGGATATTATCGAGAACCTTTTTATACATGGCCTTGATACGTTTGGCGGTATCTTTCGTCTGGGCTATAATTACGGAATACCATCCTTCCATGACGAATAGCTGTATCCACGCCATATAGAGCTGTACCAAGGTGGAACCTCCCCATTGCCGGGCTTTCAATAATATTATACGGATCGGGACTCCCTTATGCCTCATTTCCTCCAGAACGGATAGCACGTAACGTTGGGCGTAATTAAGCTCGAAGGGGATCATTTCTCCCGCCTCTTTTGACTTGATCTTAAATAACGAGAAAAAGGCGAAGGACGGGTCTCTCGAACAACGAGCCCAAAATAGCATGTTGGCCACGTCCTCCTCATTTATCCCATCTGAATCCGGGTACAGCTCGTTGAACCTTATCGTGTAGTCCTTTATGGAACCTGCTTTCAGAACATCTTGATACAGATCGTTCTTGAAAACCTCCTCGGTAAGCCACTGCACCCTTATGGGGTAATCATCTATGACAACCCTATGGCTATGCCCCTCCATTCCACGCCCCGTGAATTGGTCGTGCGTGCCGAATATATTTTTCAGCCTCTTGTTATTCTCGGCCAATATAGACTCAACCTCTTCCGTGAACGCTAATTTTCTGTATGACTCCATAGATGATATAGGCTATTAGGAATGACAGCAAGTGTATCCTCCAGTTGAATAAGGGGATAAACGCCATGACGATATTGCTCAATATTATTCTCCAAAGGCTTAGTTTATAGGCGTGATATCTGCGGGCGTAACATCCCATGATAAATCCGGACATGCCGCATGTAGGAACCGGCAATGAGGCTAGTGGTACGAACGAGGCCAAGACGCAAGACACGTAACCGATCAGGCATGTTTTCACACGAGGCTTAAACTGGAATAAGGCGATAAGATTTAATGATAAATGAAAGATGTTTGCGTGGGTGAACGTGTAAAGGAAATGGTCGTATGGTATGGAATTGGTATCGAAATAGAAATGTTTACCTGCGAGTTGGAGTATGACGCTTGTCAAGGCGATTATTAATGAAGGAATCAGTCTTTTTAGCTTACCTTCCATTTTTCCTTTCCCGGTTGATGCGTTGTATTATCGCCAACGCCCGTGAATAGGATATGTAAAAACAGGGGGCCGTTTGATAGACCGCGAAAGAGGTGATGAAATAAACGGAGCTTCCCTTGAATTCTCTCTTTTTCTCCAGCTCTTTGTAAATCTCATAAATGTCATCGATCATCTTGTTCCTGATCGATCGACCCTTTTCCTTGGTCTTCCCTTTCCTGATCAGCAGGATTCCCCTATACGCTTGAAGGGTGGAGATCCAGAACCTAGAGGCATGTGAGGATATAGCCCTCATTACCGCCTCTCGGTGGGATTTCACTTCCCTCATCTTCAAAGCACGTCTATAAGCTTCGTAAAGCTCCATGTCCCGCTCTGGGATGAAATCTACGCCATTAACCATAAAGAACGCTTGTTTTGGTGAACATCACAAAGATAAAAAATAGATTCACATGTTTGATTATTCTTAGGGTTCATGGGTTAAATAAAATAATCAAAATAACAAAACGGATATACCTTATTATTTTCCTTTGCCTAAAACAAAATCGATTAAGGTATGGCAGATATATCTAACAAAGAGAGATTCAGACAGAGATACGCCAAACGGAATCCGGATCTTAACATGGATGACGAGGAGGCTTACTACGGCTCGGTCAACCAGTTCATGGACGAGTATGAGGGTTATGAGGGAAACTCTAAGAAAATGCGGGAGAACCTATCGAAGAGTCCAGCTTTCGCCGAGTTGATGGTAGCCGCTAGGGATCAGGATGATTTCGATCCCGTGGTGTGGATGGTACAGAATAAGGGGCTTGACTTAAAAGCCTTGGCCGATGATCCCGATTATTCGCAAAAGCTGGCCGACGCTCATAACGCTTACTTGGAGAAACTGGCGAAACAGGACGAGATCGAGAAACAAATGTCGGAGAATATGCCGGCTAGCGTGGAAGCGATTAGGGCGAAAGCCTCGGAGATGGGCCTTTCCGATGATCAAGCGGAGGAGGTTATAGGCAAGATGTATCAAGTCATGGATGACTTGATCGTCGGTAAATTGGACCCGTCTATTTTCGAGATGATGGCCAAGGGAATGAATTATAACCAAGACGTGGAGGCCGCTCGGGAGGAAGGCGTTGCGGAAGGGATCAACAAGAAAGTTACCGACAAGTTAAAGGATCTTAGCGGTAAGCAGGAAAGGCCGAGAGGAAGACAAGGTGCACGGCAGGAGAAGCCGGTTACGCAAGACGTGAACAATCCTTTTTTATAATAAGAATAATAACAATTAATACTTTTGCGATGAATAAATTATTTAAAGACAAGATGTTTTGGGTCAAGGCTTTGTTCTTTGTCTTGGCGGTATTGACCGGTGGAGCGGCTATGGCCGTGGAGATCGGGGGGAATGGAAGTGATACGGATCCCAATGATGGCAAGCCGTTGGAGAACGCGACCCCGGACGCGGCGGGTAAGGGTATTGACCAGCAGGGGCAGGGGGCTACCGGATCCGCGGTCACCGACGCTGATCTGGCCGAGAACAAGGTAGAGGATTACGTCAGTAAATTCCAGGCGTACAAATATCCCATGCACACGGATTTCCTCAAGCTCGCCAAGCAAGTCCATGTCAACACGAAGGAACCGGAGCATTACAATATTGGCGAGGCTATAATGGATTGCGTTACCAAGGCGGCTGTGACCAACACGGACAAGGACGCTGAGGTAAAGCTTAGCTTGTACAAGAATGACGAGAAGTTATTCGCCGAGTGCAACACCGTCTTGGTGGACGGGGTGACCGGATATGATGAGGCGGGCAATTCAGACGGAAGTCCGTTGGTTCTCTATGTCGTATCGGCGGATAAGGCTAACGGTATTATGGTTGCCGCCCTTAACGGCCCGTTGGATGATAGCGGGAACATGTATGTGCCGGACTTGAAAGCGGGCACCGGATTGCATATCATGGCACCGGCAATGAGCGAGAGCGAGGTTGAGATCGCCCCGGATTCCGCTTATCCCAAGAAAGAGATCGCCTACTTGCAGAAGAAGGTATGCCCGATCACGTGGACGGAATTCTTCGAGCGTATCAACAAGAAGGCGAAGTGGAACGTGCAAGACTTGAAGGATTGGACTTTGTCTAATTTCCGCAAGAAATGCACGCGCACGATGTTGATCGGCGTAGGAACTAAGTCCTTGAAGTATGGCTCCAAGAAAACAGGTACAGAATACGTGTATTTCCAAAAAGGAGTGTTGAGACAATTACGGCTGGGTTACCAGATCGGTTCGACATTGGAGTTCGCCGACCTTATCGGTATCACCCGTATGCTTTTCGGGAAGTACTCGAACACGAACGAGATGGACGTGTATTGCGGTACCAAGTTCATCGAGAAGTTGCTGAACATCGATTTCACGAAACATAAGGATATCTCATTCGTCAAGAAACAGAATATCGGTATTGATATCTCCTCTTTCGAGACCACTTTCGGAAAGTTGAACTTCAAGGTCGAGCACGCTCTTGACGATCTTGGATATGAGGAATGCGCCGTCGCTTTCCCGATGTCCGAGGCCAAGCGTTATTACTACCAGAAAGGAAAAACTCTTACCGTGGATCACTCCAAGGGAGAAGGCGGTGAGGTACGGGAGGCCAAATCCCAATATTATATTCAGGATGACTGCTTGATGCTTACGGGTTATAACTCGATGCTGATCGGTCCGGACGTGACAGTGAGCGGATATAAGCTGTCTATGCTTGACACTATCGTTTCCAGCGTGGCTTCCCTGAGTTCCGTATCTACACCGAAAAAGGACGATGTGGTTTACTTGACCGTAGCGGACGATACGCACGCCGTCGGATTGTATGTATATGACGGTACGGCATGGAAACCATACAAGGGAGAGATTAACGTGTAAACTGTAATATTGTCAAACAAGACCCACCGGAGCAAACGCACGGTGGGTCTAATAAAATCAATCGAATGATCACGAAAACATATGAGTTGGTAGGCAAGGATAATTGCATGCTCCGTACTATATACTGCGGCACAAGGGTCAGCATGGAGTTCAAGGGCGGTAATTTCATCAATGGCAAGAACGCCTTGCTACGGACTAGCAACCCTTTCGTACAAGACGCTATCGAGAATGATTGCCGATTTGGTACGTCTATCCGGCTCGTCTCTACGTTAAAAGACGATGATGTGTCTGGTGTCTCGGTCATGAGGAACTCGAGAGGCAGGAAAAAACAAGTGAAAGAGGTCAAGACCGTAAAGAACGTGAATGACGCTATCGACTATTTCGCCAAGATGGGCTATAAGGTGGAGAACGATGATATGCTCGAGGAGTTAAAGGATAAATTAAGTGTCTCGTTCCCGAACATGAAATGATATGGATATTAGCGTGAGCGACATAGTGAGTGAGGTCAAGATCTGCATAGACGAGATCGGGCTTAATGACGCTGAGTTCCTAGGAACGCAGGATAACGAGGAAATGGACTCGATTATCAAGTCCAAGATATCGGAGGCGTTGCGCTTCGTGAACGGTAACGCGGACTGGGGCCTGCTGGAACCGAACAAGATAATAACGGACGGAACCATAAAGGACGATCTTGTCGCTCATGTAAGTTTGCCGGAGAACTACTCTCGGATTTGTTACGCTAGGCTATCATCATGGCCTTTATTTATTTCAGATCCTATCTATTGGAACGATAAGGAATACGCCACGCTGTCGGATCCATACGCAACGGGGACATGGGAAAGACCTAAACTGGCGTTGACCATGAGGCCGGGTAAGACATTGGAGCTATATAAGGCGAAGGATAAATCCGACACGTTCGAGATCGGGATCATAACGGACGAGGATATAACGGATAGCTTGGAGGTAAGCCCCAAGCTGAAAAAGGCGCTGATCTATTATATATCCGGTCTCACGTTGCTTACTTACAGGGATCAGCACGCAGACAGCATGTTTAATCAAGCGTTGGTTCTTATGGGTGTCAATCCATCCGGGGCCAACTCCAATCAATAACAAGATTATATAATCATGGTATACATATTCAAAGACAGATTGATTCGGGTTGAGTGGACTATCTATAAAGGGATAAGCCCGGTGAAAGAGGATTTCTCCCGATCTAATGTAAAGGTTTTTCTATTAGGCAACCGGGAGAAATATCTACTTCAAGCGAGAGCGGACAAAGGTACGCTTTATGTAGACATTCCTTCAGGGTTGGAAGAAGGAACTTACTCTATCGAGGCGATATGGGTCAAGAATATGGACCATGTCTTTGATACACGAAGCGTATGCCGCTCCAAGAAAGAGGATCTTTTCTCTATTACCGAATTTGAGAACGAGGCTACGAATATAGGAGAAGGTGTCGTCGTGCTGAAAGTAAAGACCTCTACCGCCACTTATGGCTATGATGGCTTGTCCTCATATGAGCTGGCCGTATTACGTGGGGACTGGAACGGTACGGAAGGAGAGTGGCTGAAGCATGAGCGTTACGTAAGCGTGCTCGATTCCCGTGGTGATAGCGAGGTTGATACCATGAGCCAAAAGGCCATTACTGATGAACTGGAGACACAAGACAATGCCATAGAGGATATTCGGAAAGATACGGAAAAACTTGGTGATCGTGTGGAGGAAGCGGAGGAAAAGGTTAATAATATGGGGGATGTCGTTGATGAGATCAAGAGCCACGCCCCGGTATCAGCTCGTCCTGCCGGTTTCAAGCCGGACATCGACCTTACCCCGGAGATCACGGTAGACCGTGCTTGGAGAGACCATGAGGGTAACGTTATCCGTGATACGTATATCACCCGGAGGGGATTGCGGAACGAGATAATCGACATCACCAACCAGCAGGTAACGGACTTGAAGCCCGGTTCCGTCGATCCGGACGATCTTTCCGAGGCTACCAAGCAATTGATCGGTAACAAGAGCATAACCAACCTTCCGGACGAGGAGGATATAACCGTGACGGATAACCAGACATTGAAGCTGAAAGACAAGGAATACGCCCCGAAGGATTACTCCGGCATGGGACGTGTGTACCTTCGGAAGCATTACGTGAACGGCGTGAACACGCTCACGCAGCACATGATGAGAAAACCGAACACCATCTACATCATCCAGTACGACTACTGCCTAGCCGGGCAGACGATCGAGGTGCCGGAGAATTGCGTGCTGGATTTCCAAGGGGGGAGTTTGAGGAATGGAATATTACAAGGTAATAATACTATTATTAAAGCATGTTATAATATTTTCGATGGTATAACTTTTATTGGATCTTTTGAATGTTCATTTAAAGCTTTGTGGTTTAATGTTAGTTCAAAAAACATAGATAATTCTCCTTTTATTATGGATATGTTATATCGATTAAAGGGAGTTGATAAATCAATAACTCTTGATTATGGAGGTGTAGTTGTTGATTTTGAAAGCAATAGCGTATATAGGTTGTCATCTTCTATTGATTTAACTGGATTCTCTCTTTGTCTTGATTTTAAAGGATGTATATTTCAACCCAATAAAGATTTTTCCGGAGATTATGTAATTGGTGTATTCTCCTCTTCCGCTTGGAATGATGGATTTTGGGGAGGTGTTATAAAGAATCTTAATATACAAAATGATAATAGATTAAATGTGGGAGGAATATACTTAATACATAGTTTTAAGACTTCTTTAGAAGGTATTTATACATGCAATATGCATAAATCATCCTGTTACATAGGAGAAAATTGCGCTGAACTAGTATTAAGAGACTTTAATTTTAAATTTGATTACTCTTACTCAAATAATGCTCCTATAGATGTGGATAATATGCCCATGTACTCTGGTTTATGTGTAAGATCCACAGATGTGTTTATTAGTGATGGATTTATTACACATTATCATATCGGAATGTTTGTTGATGCTGGGTCAAACATGTTTAGTCGTATTCATATATGGGGATATAATGATAAAGTTACCGACTTACCTCCTCATACATGTAATATCGGGGTATATCTTACAAAATATGCTGGTGTGTCTAGTTATTTTGGAGTAATTACAGATGATACTTACCCTATTGATAATATGAAAAGTCCTAAAGATATAGTAAACGGAAGATTAAATGGAGGTGTGGGATTCTTTCTAAATGATGCTTATTCTAATCTATTCTCGGGTTGTAGGGGTGTTGGTAATTCATATCAAGGAACTTCCAATATAATTAAATTTTTCTATATAGCATCTGATAAACCAGAAGATTGCAATTGGGATAACGCTTTTGTAGCTTGTTCTAAAAGTGGAAATGCATATACTCGTGATGTTCTTAATTATAGCCCAGATATCCCGGAAATTTCTCAAAATAGATCATCTTCATTGGCATTAAGAGGAAAAAATGGATGGATTTTTAATAACTATTTTACACAAAATAATTATCAAAACTGGTATACATTTAATACAGATGCTAAAGGGGTAAATAATGATGATATGGATTTTGTATTAAGATTTGTAAAATCAGGTAATTTAATCGGCAGATTATTCTTTTCACAAAGACCAGACAATAATGGTAATTTAAATTCCAGTTTTAGGATACTTACGAACAATAATAATGGATTAAGCATACAGGATAAATATGAATGTATTGTCCCAGAAGGTGGCAATGGCAAGTTGAAATTTGGTAATTTTTCAAATTCTCACGATTATAACTTCAAATATGTCGCAGGCAATACTATTGGTAGTGTAGGATACTCTGATAGCGAAGGAGGACTGCCTGATGATTTATTAGAAGGGGAATATGGGCTTCTGTGTTTTGATAAGTCTAGGATTGAATATAGCTTATGGAATGGCTATAACTGGGTAAATATAAATGGAACAAAGGTTAACGAAAAATCATTAAAAGGGAAAAAGATATCTATACTTGGAGATAGTATATCAACATATGATGGTTATTTACCTAATGGATATCCTGCATTCTATAATGATGCAAATTTAGAAAATGTAAATAATACTTACTGGATGCGCTTTATTAAAGCGACAGACGCTACGTTGGGGGTAAACTCTTCTTATAGTGGGTCGCATGTTTGTGGAAATAGTAATGATACCACTGGAAGTGTTTGCTGTTCAACTGCGAGAATAGATAAATTAGGAGAAAACGGAGACCCTGACATAATCATCATCAATGTTGGCATAAATGATTTTGGAGGTTCTACAGGAAATAAATCTATTGGTACATGGAATAGCAAGTCTACTATTCCTTCTGAAGGAGTTCAATCAACTTTTTCTGAAGGGTATGCTCTAATGTTAGCAAAAATAATGAAGAAATATCCAATGGCTAAAATATTTACATGTTTATTAATTCCTGTGTCTAATACAGGTTATGATCAATCTTCTGCTAATGAGTATCCAATTGTAAATGCTAACGGAGACAGTCTGTATGAATTTAATGAATGTATAAAAAGTGTGTCTAATGTCTTAGGCGCTTGTATCGTCGATATGTATTCTTGTGGAATGAATATATATAATTCTAAAATATTTTTAATAGATGGATTACACCCAAAGATTAATGGGCACAAGTTAATGTGTGATAGTTTGTATAAAACGGTACATAATTCTTTTATGGAAAGAAAGAAAATATTCCAAAAAGATAAAGGAGAGTATGAAATTATATAACAATACGGCGAACTTATACTTTTAAATTAACAAGTTGAAAATCATGGAACAATTCATATACACGATCATCAGAAAGATATTCAAGCTTGTATTCTCTGTTTACAAGCCGAAGGTAAGGACATTGTACAAAGGCCGTAAGAATATCGATCTTACGGAGAACGGCGATCAGCGCATAAGGGTAGGTAAGCCTTTCTATCTGGCCGGGAACATCTACAAATTAGATCAGTTGGATAATACGAGCGTATTCAAGCTAGCCCTTTATAAGAAGGAAGGCGAGGATTGGTCAAAGGCTAACGACCTTGATTTGATCTTGAGACTTAACGCCGGCTACAACATATTTTACGTATAACGAACTAAAGCACGATACATCATGGAAGATCGAAAAGATATTTGCGAGGGTTACGAGAGGGATAGCGTACAGCAGCTAGACAAGCTGGCCAAGGATAAGAACGAGCGTTTCTCGATCTATCCGTTGACATACATTCAGGCCGTATATGACGCTAGGACGAAAGAGAGGCTTGATTCCATATTGTGGAAATGCAACAACGTGTATTTGCCTTGGATGGGATCGGCGGGGGATACCCGTATACAATTGCCTTTCTGGATGAGAAGGAAGGGTATCATAATCACTTACAAGAACCTTGACGATGAGACGATAACGGAGAAACTCACCTATGATCTTTGTATCGCCGATGATTTCTTCCGTCTTGACTCCTCTTGGACTAGGATAACGGACGCCCTTCCGGTCGGGGGTAACATAACCATAGGCTCTAACGGAAATTGGTTTCAAGATGGCGTTGATACCGGCTTCAAGGCACAGGGACCTAAAGGGGACAACGGACAAGTTCCACACCTTCGCTTGGCTGGTGGATACGTAAAATATAGCTACGATGAAGAGATATGGTATGATCTTTTTCCGCTCATTGACATAACGCCAAGCGTAAAGGTGGGGGAGGTAAAGACGTTACCCGCAGGTAGCAAGGCTTCGGTAACGAACGTTAGTGGGGATAAGGACGCTATTTTCGACTTTGGAATCCCTATGGGAAATACTGGGGCCAAGGGAGAGAAGGGAGATGGGTATGATTTGTTGGGATTCAAGGATACGGCGGATGCTTTGCCTTCCACCGCTAATATCGGTGACGCTTACGCTGTAGGAACTTCCTCCCCATATCATCTTTACGTATGGAAGGACAATGTTAGTAAGTTCGTTGATATAGGCTCACTTAACGAGATAAAGGCCTCTATCTTTGACGGGGGTAGGGCTGATAGTAATTATGGTGGGACAAGAACCATCGATTGCGGTGGGGCTGACGCTTATTTGGTGTAACTCATAAATTATTTACCTATGGAAAGAATTCAGTTAAGAAGAGATACGTCGACAAGATGGAGAGAGGTGAACCCTATTCTCATGGAAGGTGAGGTCGGATTTGAGACGGATACCAGATTGAGAAAGATCGGTGATGGCGTGAATCGCTGGAATGACCTTGAGTATTTGAAGGCAGAAGGTATTGTACAAGAAATAGGGAATAGCGAGGATGTATCCATTAGCCAGAAAACGCTTTCTAATGAAACATTTTTGAATCGTGTGAACTTAAAAAGCTCAAATGATTTAGACTTGTGTACTCAAATTGGAATTTATACATGGATAAATGATGAGGTTCCTATAAATTCCCCGGTACAAGGCTTAGGTTTAATGAACGTATTTCCCTATCTCCTAGATAAAGATGTCTTAAAACATCGAATTGTCCAGCAAGTCTTCGATTACTATGGGAGAATGTATGTCAGGTATAAAGGTAGTGGAGAATGGGGTGATTGGAACAGGCCTGCTGAAAAATCCATATTGGATAACACCGTAGACAATACTTTCACTTACAGAAGAAGTTTAAATTCGGATAACAATTTAGATGAGATCTCTCATATCGGGATATACTCGTGGATATCGAGCTCGGTTCCTCAAAACGCACCAGTTAGTTACGGAGGCGTACTTCTATTATTCCCTTATTTCCGGACGGAGTATACCGAGTTAAGCCGTACCGTGCAAATAGTCATAGCCTCAAGCGGGAAGATGTTCTCCCGATATCGTACCACATCGGGTTGGGGTTCTTGGGTCTCTGGAGGATCGGGAGGATCTGGAGAGACTTATGAGGATCGATTGATGAGGGCGTTTTTAGATAAAACTTTCACGACGTGGCAACCCGAAGGTAATATACCTCGTAATTCACAAGATTTGTCATATTACAGTGGGGCTATAAGTGGGCTGCCTTATAGCTCCGTGTTTAATTTTGGTAACGACATTTACTATAACCGTGGTCTCTCCTCCTTTTTTTCGGCGGTAAAGAATAAGGGAAGTGTTTTATATAGTAAAGGTTACGGACAGGACACTAGAAGAGGCTCTTATTATGGTACCGTTTGCTCTACTTTTGGATCTTATATATCTGGTCAAAAGATATATTATACCACGACGGAGATTCCGGAGGTTGCCGAGGAGATCACCTATGTTGATATCGAGCAAATAAACATAGGTGATATTTTGTGGACTTCCGGGCATTGTAAGGTTGTTTCCTCTGTCAATGTGGATGAGGATGGCATCTATAATATCGTCGTTACGGAGCAAGGAGGATATAATATGATGGAAACGGTTTACGATAAAGATGGGTTTGAGAAAATCCTTAAAGGGATAGATCCTCATGATAAGAGGGTCTTTAAATTATACCGCTTCCAAAATCAAAGGATACCGGTTTTGCCTAAAATAGAATATAGCGAGAATGTCATTTCTGAATATGGGGATAGGACCTATTTTGAGCAAGGGCAAGATGTCTTTATAGCGGTCAAAGACGGGAATCATATTAATATTTCTGATGGAAGCAATACGAATAGATACCTTTTATCGGGAATGTCCTCTAAAATCGTGAACGGGATCGAGCTATATAATGTGCGACCATATCTATCAGGGACGGCAGAGTATGATTTGTATACCGATAATGATGATCTTCACGCTAAACTATCTGTGATAGACATGGGTGATGTTATCTTGGATGATATTACCGTGAGGTTGACAGGATACAGCGACAATGTAAAACCTAGCTGGTATAACGTAATATACCTAATAGAAGCGGAGGAAGGAGAGTACCCGTATTTTCCTGCCCCAGAAGGATACATGGGGCATAATGCCGTGATGTGCAAGGATTTCATAAAAGACAATACTTTTAACGTAATCATGAGGGATGTGAAGGATTATGCCTCTGGATATTACGTCAGATGTTATTATGAAACAAGATTTGGATTAGCTTATAAGGATAGTAATATCATTATGATAAAATAATTTATAGATATGGACAGAGTATTACAAAGAAGAGATACGGCATCGAACTGGGCTAAGTTTAACCCTGTTCTTTCGGAAGGGGAGATAGGAATCGTCATCGACGGAGGTAAAGGTTATAAGATAGGTGACGGTGTCACACATTGGAATGATCTGGAATACCCCTCTAATCCAACCAGTGTTGTGGGCACGATCGGAGATAGCGAGGTTGCCGTGATTAACCAGAAAGGCGTATCCTCTTTGGTCGGCCTAGACACGTACCCAGTCTTCTCCGACACGAAGGACTACGTAAAGGGCGAGATCGTCAATTACGGAGGCCTCTTGTACGAGTTCACGGTTGATCACGCTAAGGGGGCTTGGTTGGGTACGGACGTGAAAGAGACGAGTCTGAAAAATGATTTATTAAATAACGATATAAAATCCATGTCATTCTCCGGTAAAGCATATATTGATTTAGGGAGTATGGCTAATTATTTGAGTGATGGCAGTTTTCACAAATATATTAATGATCCGTTATATGATTGTGTCTGGGTATATATATACCCTAATTGTACAAATCTAAATATATCTGGTGCTACTCATAGTTTAATTGGGTATTTTAAAGATATTATACCATCAACTAATAATTATCTAGGTCATGATTTTAAAGAGAATGCGGTATTGTGTTTGATCAATCTTAAAAGATCGGAAAATCCTAATGGGTATAATGATTTAATTGTAACTCAAGATGGAGCAGGAGCAACTCGTAAATATGTTATTGATAGTATAAATAGTCATTTAAATGATTACATTTCAAAAAACAATGAATTAGTCAATTCTACATTTTCATCTCTAAACTACAAGCCTTATCAAAATATACTAAATGTAAATAGTGTTTTGAATGGATGGTCTTTAAGTGATGGAGTATGGCTTCCTGAAGAAAATACAGTATCCTCTGATAAAATATATCTTAGAGATGGATATATATATACTATTCAAGGAATAAACCCTTTTAATAATAATAATATTTATATAGCGATGTTTGATCAGATGGATAATTATATCGGTAGATCTTTATATCCTATTGATAATCAAGAAGAAAACAACAGAGCTACTTTTAAGTTTAAAGCTTTAGAAGGTACGTCATACGTGAGATTTATTCTAAAAGGTAATGCTGCCGTAGAATATAATCCCGATATTATTCAATTAGAGGTTGGAGGTATCAGGACAAGTATAAAACAATTTTCAGGAAAGGACTTATTTGCATTAGATGGTAATGATAGTTTTTTCTTGCAGCAACTACGATTAATTACTAAAGATAAGCCTAAAGGAAAAAACTTATTAAATCCTAATGATTTAATGTATGGATATACCTTGTCCTCTGGAATGATTGCTGAACATCCACATGGCGTATTTTCCAATAGATTATTTCTTGAAGATGGAGTAAATTACACTTTTTCTCATATGGCTATTTATGGTAAAGATATTAAAAAATTATATTTAGCTTATTTTGACAGGAATGGTGATTTTATAAAAAGAACTAGTCACGATCTATCATTAGAGGATGGCGATTTGTATGGTTCTGTTACGATAAGATATGTTAGTAATGGCGCTTATTTTGTTCGCGCCTTAATACAAAGTGATGAAATAGAATCTGTAGCAGATTTAACAAAGGCTCAAATCGAACAAGGTAGTTCACCAACGGATTATGAAGAATATAAAGGTACTTATTATGACTTGCATGCTGATTCTAATAATAATTTTGTTATTAGTAAAAATATATTACTTACTGGAGCATCCTTTGCATTTCCCGGAAATGAATGGTTCTCGCATGTAGTTAATGATTTAAATATAACAGGGTATAATAAAGCTGTGAGTGGTGAAACCATAGTACACACTGCAAATAAAATGTTTAATGGAACTCTTTACTCAAATGAGGAACTTGAGAATTTTGATATTTTCATGATATTTCATTCTCATAACCATGTAGTTGATAGTAAAGACGGCATTAAGGATGATTATACGGATTATGAATTTCCTTTCGATGACATAAGTAGATCAGCATGCTGGGATTATGTATTGAAAAAATACCATGCAGATTGTTATGCATTAAAGGATGATCCGTCATCTAAATGGTATGGGACAAAAAGCGGTAAACCTTGTATAATTGTGGTATGCACTCATTGGCATGATGCTAGAACTGTTTTCAATGAAAGTATAAGAAACCTACAGAAAAGATGGGGGTTTACACTTTGTGAGTTTGATAAAAATATAGGTTTCTCAAAGAATCAAGTTCATCCTATAACTAATGAGCAAATATCTATATTACATGCCGATACAGGAGACGGAGGAGATTTGGAAGTCATAGATGGTGTAACATATGGTTGGCATCCAACAGAATATAAAGATGCATGGATTCAAAAAAGAATGGCCTCGATTGTCGAGGCTACTATTCGAAACTTGTAAATATTAATGATATAAATTGTTAAAACGAACATCATGTACCGTTACCTCTCCTACATATCCGATCTAGCGAACTGGGCCAAGTCCATCGCCATAGCCGCCGTTATCACGGCGATGGACTTCGTGTCACCGATCGAGAACTTCTTGGTGGTGATATTATCGCTGGCCTTCATCGATACGTTCTGGGGTTTGGCGGCGGATCACGGGGATTTCAGAAAGAGCAAGTTCATCCGTAGCTGGGTGTACATGCTCGTCTATTTCCTGATCATCATTATCTCGTTCTGGATAGGAGTGATGATGGATATATCGGAGGATAACGCCAAGGCTTTCGTGTCTTGGATCACGTGGGCGATGATATGGTTTTACGGAACCAATGTCTTAAAGAACATGGGCAAGGTATTCCCGGATAACAAGATGATAGCCTTCTTGTATTGGGTTGCCGCCGTGAAGTTTATCAATAAGGTGAATTTCTTGGAGGAGTTCAACAAGACGAAGGATAGAAAAGGCTCCCCAGATCCAAGAGGATAGGGGAGCCGGATAACTCGTCACTTCCTGTCTTTCGCAAGGGAGGAAATGATACGCAACAAGGTTAACAAAGCGTCACAAATATACGAATAAAATCAAATAACAATGGCAGAGAAAAAATTACCTAGGGGACTTCGTAACAACAATCCCGGAAACATCCGGATCAACAGTGACTTGTTCCAAGGAGAGGTTAGACCTAGCAAGGACAAATCATTTAAGCAGTTTGAAACAATGGCATACGGATACCGGGCGGTGTTCCGAATCCTCTCGAACTACTATCGTAACTATAAGCTTGACACGATCCGCAAGATGATCAGTCGTTGGGCTCCTGAAAACGAGAATGATACAGATGCCTATATCAAGGCCGTATCTGGTTACGCCGGCATCCCGTCTGATGATCCTATCAATGTGAATGATCGTGAGCAAATGACCCGGATTGTCGCCGGGATGAGCAAGGTGGAGAATGGGAGGGAGGCCGATATGTCGGATGTTATAGCAGGGTGGAATCTACTATGAAAATATGGTTCGTCATATTGTTATGCCTTCTCTGTGCCTGTGGAACTTCCAAGAAATCCACGGATACGGAGAGGCATGCCACTAAAAGTGTCAGTCTATCGGATAGTATCTTTAAAAAAGACAGCCTTTCGGCCATAGAGCGGATATTATCTAACGAGAGATTGAGCGCCCGGATCTTGGTCGTGGAGTGGTCTTCTCCAGACAGCGTGGGGAACCTGTATCCTGTCAAGACATCCGATATAACCATAGGAAAGGAGCGAGAGGAATCAGGCGAGAAGATCGTTTCGTCCGGATCTGATATGACAGAGGTGAGGACGAATAATGAGACGGTAGTTACCGATGAGAGAGAAACGATAAACGTGGATAAGGAAACGAGGCTTATCCATCCTAGGGTATGGTGGTATCTGTTGGTAGGAGGAATGATTGCGGCCATGTTATGGTGGATCATTAAAAATAGAGGGTGATTTAATATTGATACATAGTGTTATCCAATGACTCCGAGAGGACGAGTTGGCGGGGAGATAAAGAAAGAATCTCCCCACGAATTAAAACGGATCGGAAGTTTGTTTTAATTATCGCTGCACGACGGGAGAGATTCTTTATTTCTTCTGCCGTGCTTCTTTTTGCCCGGCATTTATACATAAAACAACCTATAAAAAGAAATGTTTATGAATAAGGTTGAAATTTTTTACGAGAAAGTGATAGAGGCGGTATGCAAGGAGTGCGGGACCGATCCGGTAATGATGTTTAGCAACAACAAGGAGCGCAATGTTGACGCTAGGGGAGTGGCTATAACGATACTGGCCGATCGCAAGTTGAGCGACAATATCATATCCGATCTGACGGGGATGACGAGGCAGGCGGTCAACAGGATGCGTAACTTGTACCCGGACAGGATAAGGAGGAGTTACTATTTGAGGAGGACGGTGGAGAGTGTTAAAGAGGAGCTATCCGGTACGGTCTGAGGCGTGTTATGTTGTAAGGCAGATTATTTTAATGTTAAAAAAATTGTATATATAAATTAAAAGTGTGAGCTTTGCATCGATTTATATCGTTCTTGCATCTATCTATATATAGATAAACATTGGCTAATCAGATTTGTTATTTATAAAAAGAATTTATGGAAAAAGATGATGTACTAAAGTTGAAGGCCGCGGTATTGTACGTTGTCAATAAATGCGGCAAGGTCGGTTTCTTGCGTTTGTTCAAGATATTGTATTTCGCAAATAGGGCGCATTATGCAAAATATGGGAGGGGCGTGATAAATGACACTTTTTGCGCATTACCAAAAGGGCCTGTCCCTACATTTTTATATGACGCTCTTAAAAGTATCTCTTCATCTAGGCGTGCGGCGGATTACTCTATAATAGTGGATTGTCTGTATAATCCGGAAAATGAGGAGTATTATGTGTTAAAGGCCAAAGAGCAACCTGATATGGATGAATTGTCTGTGTCTGATATAGAATGCTTGGATAAGTCTATCGGAGATTATAAGAATATGGATATAAATAAGTTATCTTCAATATCTCATGATAGCGCATGGGAGGAAAGGAGATCAAGCCATGGCAGGATGAGCAATCTATCTATAGCCAAGGCAGGAGGAGCCAATGAGGCGATGTTGGAGTATATAAAGGAAAAAGATTTGATAGATTCTTTATTAGGATAGTAATGCCAAGCTTATCAAATATTATCCCGGGATCAAGTTTAAATGGATTGGTCGCCTCCCAATTGACTGAGGGCAGTGTTTATCGCATGAGACTGACCGAAGAGGAGGGTGTGAGAGGAAAGAATCCCGGGGATAATGGACGGAATAAATATTTTATCGTATTGGGTGTGACGGATGATGGCGATGTCATAGGTGTGGTATTGATAAATAGTCACGTTAACGACAATCTACCATCAACGATAAAAGACCTCCATTACCCAATAAGTCCACATACCTATTCTTTTTTGTCCAATAATAGCTTTGTGGATTGTAGCCGGATAAAAGAGTTGAGGATGGATAAGTTTACATCTAAATTCAACATTGATTCAAAAAAGGGAGAAATAACAGAGGAAGATATGGGCTTGATAAAAGATGCCGTCCGATCTTCTAGCTTGGTAACTAAAAAAGAATTGAGGAAATACGGATTGATTTAATAAAATTATATGGAACTATAGTGGCATTAAGGATACCATATAAAGAGGAAAGGATGTTTAATTTTTATGAATATTTAGAATGAAGGTCATGGAAAAGACAATTGTGATATCAGAATTGATAAGGGGAGAGCTTCGTTCTAGGACAGAAGCTAAAAAAATCTATATGAGGGCTAAGGATTTGAATAGTCCATGTGTACGTATTGATTTTAAGGATGTATACTTTATGTCTCGATCATTTGCGGATGAGTTATGCAATACAATAGAGGCTTTGGCCTTGGATAAAGTGAGGGTCTCTATGGAGAATGAGAGCGACTCTATAGATCTGATGATGAAAATAGTAAAAGGTAATAGAAATAAACCGAGGAATATGCATGAGGACAGTGAGGTTAAAGAATTTTCGGACATGGATTCATTGTCAGAGTTCCTGTCTACCATATAAAATTATTTCATGCTATATAAAAGAGAATGATATGAAAAATTTAGATGAAAAAATAGCTAAGGAGTATAATGAATTCCTAGAAAGGAATAGTTTTGATAAATACTCAGATAGAAAAAACATATATCTAGTCCAAACACGCTACAATGCATGTATTGGAAACAGGTGGAACCGGTAGATATAAAAAGTAACCAACCATAAAAATTAAGCGTTGTATATGCCTTTAGTTTGAAAGGTCTAAACAACAACAATAAGCGTCGTCAATACAAATTGGCGGCGCTTTTTTTGTCTCATCCCCTTCCGCAAAGAACTAGCAACAACCTCGCAACAAGCTAGCAAGGAGATATTTATTTAGCAAGGCACTTCTCTGGATTTTTGTGGTGTCCGGGATACCCGGACATGATCATTAAAAAATCTAGGTTATGAGAATTAAAGGAATGAATGGTGAGGAGTACAGTGTCACCGGGCAAGGCCAAGGTAATTACAACACCGTGGGAGCTTCCGCAGGTATCGCTTCTTTCTTGGGATTGAACGCCGGGAATCTTTTGGGTGGTTGTGGCAACGTAAGGAACGCTGGATATGGCGGTCCGGTTGAGGTAATCACATCCGAAGACAGGCCTATTTCCCGCTATGAGGCTGGGATGATGGATAAGATTTCCGCTAAGGACTCTGAGATCGCCTTGTTGAAATCCAACACTTACACTGACCAAAAGTTGGCGGATGTTTATGACCGCTTGTTGACAATCATCAACAGGAACAAGGAGGAACAAGCCTCAATTAACATGAACCAAGCCGTTTACAATGGGACTAACACCGCTACATTGAAATGCATGCAACAGCAGATCGCGGATCTAGCGGCATTGAGCGAGTTGGTGATCCCGCAGCGTAAGGTTTGTGATACGGGATGTTGCGGATGTAATTGATGATGACCATGTACTCTAACGCTCAAAAACTGGCGGCTGTGCTCAATAAGTGGGCACAGCCCGCTATCCAAGGTCTCTTGGGAACTCGGTTGGGACAACTTCCTTTCATAGCGAACATAGACGCTAAGTTACGCTCCACGGGTTGGGTAAGTCCCATGTGGAGCATATCCAAGGAGATATCCCCATTGCTAGACGGATTGTCATCCTCATTAGTTGAGCCGATGTTGGCTCGGTACCTTCAAGGCATCCCCGATGAGGCTATCCCGGAGTTGGCGCACAAGGTGGTGGAGGACGCTATAAGAAACGGCGGGCTTTCCCTGTTTGAGGGAAAGGTCGAGTTCGAGACCGATGACTTGGAGGAACTAAGGACGTTGTTGCGTTACAATCTTCCGGTCCCGGAAAAGACCGGCTCATACGAGGTATTGACAGAGGAACCTATTCCACAAGGTGATGATGTGGATAAATAAATAATCAATAATAATTACGATCATGATTCAATTAACACCAATTGCGATCGCCGCTACCAGCCAACAATACTTGACTAATGTAGTGGAGAATTTATGTCAGGCCTATTGCGCAGACAATGGCGTACAGCCTACCGGCATAGTCAATTTCACCGTCGCCGAGCAAAGTACGGTGAATACGCAAACGACGGTTACGATCAATGCCGCCGTACTTGTGGCTTATACGCCCAAGGGATCCTGCAGGACGGTTACCAAGCAATGGGTCGAGCAATTCAAGGTAGCTTTTATCGGGGCCGCTGGCGCTGTTCCCACGATATCTCTTACCCCTCTCGTCACCCAAGTCACGCCCGAGAACGTCAAGTGTTGTAACCGTGCCTACGGTGTAAGTTTGGCTACCCCATTGACTATTTCCGCTACCTTTCCAGCGGCTCCCGGCGCTTGATTCATTAATGTTTAAAATGCAAGATCATGCGTTACAAAGAACTGATGAAGGATTACCACTCAAAAGGGATGGTATCCGAAAAAAAGATGTGGGAGGCCATAGGAGAGCTGGACGAGGCGATGGAGTGTCTAAAGGAAAAAGATCCCGACACGTATGACGAGGCCATACGTGATATACATGAGGTTTTTTGCGGTCCTCATTATAATGAGTGCTTTGCTAGGATGGACGTGGCGGCAATGCGTCATAAAGGCAAGGCGGGAGAGCATAAAGGCGAGCACTGGAATATGGAGCAGGTGGCTACCGCTATAAAAGGCATGAGCATACCGGGAAATACCAACATATGGGACGTGTACGTTGCTCTTAACGCGAACTGGCATGACAAGGAGATTAAATTCACGGAATGGTTTGACCATGACGCTGAAAAGAAAATCATCGAGGACGCTATAAATTTCTATTTCCTTGACGATGACGCTCCTGAAGGCAAGGTTTGGATTTATATGTGTGCCATGGATGACTAAGACACGATCACATAACAAGAAAAGAAACGATTCTGTAAGACGGGAGATAGACCGCCTTATAGAATCGTTGTCGTTCGAGCCTATAAACTTTCATGAGATTAAGGCTAGGATAAGGCACCTAATGAGCATAGAAGGGAAAAGAAAGTGACATTACACTTTATCCTCTATGCTGACATCAAGGCTTGTCGTGCCTTATTGAGCGCGTATTGATCAACCTGTCCGTTGATCGCGTTCATTTGATCCGATGGGATACCTTGGATATTTCCACCTTGCTCAACCGCTTGTTTGTTGGATTGAATGGACTGAAGTATCTGGTCTGATCCGGGGTAATATGATAGTGATAACATTTGCTCTGCGGAAATGGCTCCGGCCATCCATAATTCCTTCACCAAGTCGTTTAACATCATTCTCGCTACCGGAGATTCAGCGGATTCCTTGATGTTGACCTTGAAATCTATATCTTGGACTGTCTTCGGGTCATACTCATTATAAGTGGCATAACCCGCTGATCTCTCCATTGATATGTTCCTTGGGGATTGATAGTATTGATGGATCGTTTTCATCTTCTTGCGAGCGATCTCGGCCTCGAACGTGGAGAACTTGGTTAGTAACGTAGCGATAGATGTAGTGGAGTTCTGTGTTTCCATGGCATATCTGCTTGCCGCCGTTGATCCCGACGGGGTTTTCCCTTGCAAGGCTTCCGACACGGACGTTATATCGTTTATGAAACTCAATTGTAATTGCAATAGCTCAGTGGTACCGATATTGGTAGAGTTCGATGTTATGACCTCCGGTTTGTTCCCGCTCTTGGACGGCTCGTAAAAAATGAATGATCCGATCTCAACGAATTGCTCGGCGAACTCACGATTGGACATCCCGTCCGGAACGGAGTCTTTAGGGATCATCTTTACTCCCTTTACCGCTGATTGGATAGCCAAGTCGTTAAGCATGATCAGCCGGTTGATGTATCGTTGCTGATCTATGATAACGGAAATAAAAGGAACTGTCCGTCCATTCACCAAATAGTGTAGCTTGTAAATATAGGGGTGAGACTTATATTCATAAGGCGTGTCATACTCGGTAAGTACACGTCCGTCCGGTGATAGCATTTGGAAATGCCAATATTGATCTATTATATAGGTGTATTCTATCAATGGGATCTCCTCCGGAGGTAATCCCTGTGACATTCCCATACGCATACGATCCTCATTCTCTCTCTTGATAACAGGAAGATCGCTAAGCTCTATCCTGTATATAGGATCATCGGTGTCCATGATATCCACGCAACGGTATCTAGGCTTATTCTCCAATGTCCAAACATGGTAGGTCCGGCACAGGTCGGCGGCGGGAGGCGTGTCGAAAGACTCGTCCATGAAACGATCCGTCTGCTGGGTTCCCAGATTTTCCATACGATTGAGCCAAGATGAGTAAATCTCCTCCAATTGCCTGTAATCATACTCGGACTCCGCTAATACCGAGGCCAGCTCGCCTAATGTATAGTCACGGATCTCCCCGATCAAGGAATCATCCCAGTGCCTTGGATCATTGGCTTTCGACTCATAGAAGAAATAGGAAGGGTTGACCACGTAGGTGTAGCTGTCCTCTATATCGTCATGGCTAGACCATTCTTCCGTTACCACGGCGCATCCTCCGCAAATAAACTCTATCATTTCGGAGGTGAGGACATCTTTCATAAGGTTATTTTCCCAGTTGGTCTGTAAAGCGTCCGTCATCATCTGTGACTTGGTATCCGCGTCTTTCTGCCGGGCGAAACATACGGGAAGGGTAGCGGTCTTTGCGTATAACCCGGCCAAAGTATTTACGATCTTGAAAAGATGATTGTTCTGCAAAGCGACCCCTCCCGTACGCCTCGCTATCCTATCACGTTCCTTCATCCTTTTCCCGTCCTTGTCCACCACGATATCACCCCATTGGTCACCGAACACGTAACGGAAATTACGAAGACGGGTGGCCCTGAAATCGCTAAGGTTTTCCCAAGCGTTTTGGCACCTAGACAGTAAAGGTATGTTGGTCTTGTCCGTGCCTGATATCTTGATACGGTGTTTGACGCTGTCAACCGTCGTGGGGCGTCGGGAAAACCGTGATTTAGGAATAAGTCGTTTCATGATTGGTCTTTTTAATCGCAAATAAATCGAATAAAAGGACTTGGTTTTGTCAGAATAACCAAAATAACAAAATAATCATACCTAAAGCCCTATTTTTGCCAGAAAAGGATCACAAATGACATATGAGTTTGAATATATAAAAGCGATAAATAAATGCGAGATGCTATCCAGCTTCGAGGGACGTGATCTCGTCGGGGATAGCGGGGAAAGCCTATATCTAAAGATAAAGATAACGGAACAGGACAGGCCTCTTATAAGGACATATCTGGAACAGGCGGCGAGGGTTCTTGAAGAAGGTATGGCCAAAATAATAACCTCTTCCACTTATTCGGAAGAAGGGTTCGTATGGGAGGTCAGGACGGAGGATACACGTTGGAACGTCAATAGGAAACTGGACGAGAACCTGTTGGACGCTCTGGTAGGTTATTCCATGATGAGTTGGCTTTCCGATCGGAAGCCTGATAGGATAGGGGTTTATAAATCTTTGTGGGAGGATATGTCTGTCATGTGCGTGAAGAACATATACAGGAAGAATCCCCCGCTATTAAAAAAAGCATGATATGGACATAAATCTAGGTTGGACATATTTAAAGCATGACATTGACCAGTGGACATGGAGGCTGGGAGATATGAGAAAGGAGGATCCCGGTAAAAGATTCTCCTCGCAGTCCGATGATAACGAGGCCGATGATACTTTTATAAGACGCAAGATAGAGGAGGCGGTGGCGACCTTAAAGGTTTCCTTGTCCGGTATCTTGGAGGATATGCCCGGCGATTCGGATGACTCATTGGATACCGATGCCGTGAATTGGGTGTTGCGCATGAAGGATCGTCGTGGAGGATATGATAGTGAGTCATTGGCGACCTTGGTCCATAAATACGTGGTGTGGTTCGTCCTTTGGAACTGGAGCTTGATTTACTTTGAGGAACTATCCGTCAAGCTAGAGGAGGAGTTAAAGGGAATAGCGTCCATGATAGAGGAAACCGCCTATTCAAGGAAAGCCCCGCGAAAGTGCAAGAGGAAGCCGTTTAAGGATATCGATGATGTAATTGTTGATGATGTCATTATAGAAACAGGAGAAATATGAGAGACAGGAAAATCATACAGCCACGTGTCGATATGCGTGGATTTGAGTTAACGATAACGCTATTGAGGTGCGAGATCGAGTATGACGTGGATTTCGAGACATGGAAGGTAGGGGATGTATCGGGCCTTCCCGGGAAAGAAAGAGCTGGGCTGGAGACCTCGGAGGAAACGGCGGATTGGATGTTTCGTCAAGTGAATGACGCGTTGTCGGAGGCTACCGGCCATTTACGGGCGTTTTCCCCTTGGGTTCAGAGCCGTGCCGTAACGGACGAGGTGAAGGATGATAGGGAATGGATCATAAACTTGGTGATGGAAAGAGGATGGCGTGGGGATCCGAGGAGATTGGCCGTTTATATCCACCGTTTCGTGGTTGATAGCGTATTATCTTTTTGGTATAGGATGGTAGATCCATCTAGGGTACAGATGTACGCCTCTCAAAAGGAGGAGGATCGAAGAAATATCATAAAAGAGGCAAGGGAGACACAGGTTGAGGATGTTTATTTCAGATTATAGATCATGGGAAAAGGTTTTGAGAATGGTCATATGAAGATGGGAGGAAGGGAGAAGGGAACCCGGAACAAGAACACGGAGATAAAGAATTTTTTCCGTGATTTCGTAATCGACAATCAGGAAGAGTTCAAGAAAGCTTTCCTCAAGCTAAAGGATAAGGATAAATGCGCTGTTTATTTAAAGGCTAGTGAGTTCGTGGTGCCAAAGGTATCCTCTATAAAGTTCGAGGACGCTAAAAACACTAATTCCGCTGTTGAGTTATTGAAGGTAGCGGCCAGTTATAAAAATGGGAATAAAAAGTGAAATAGGATAGCGTATGCTCACGCACCCACTATCCTTATAACCTTAACTATGAAAATTTACGTAAATATTACGAATTTTGCAGTTACAAATATATGACTTTTTTAAATTATGGCAATGAATACTGTAATTTTTTTACCTGAGTTTATTATTTCTCCTGGTCTCGAACAATATCCTTGTCCCTGATAATGTATCTAAATCATATAGGTTTGAGAAATAAACGAGCCGATAGTATTTAAAAGCCCTTTGCCTAAGAGATTTAAGCCGGGACCAATTTTCCCTATCCGCACTTACGAATACCGCTATCTTGATTTTCGAGGACTCATCCTTTCGTAAACCCAACGTCCTAAGATCGACTAGTACCTTCAAAGAGAAAGGATCTCCTAACGTCAAGGCACGTGTGATCGCTATGCCTTTTCTGGTATCTTCCGAGACATATTTTTCCAGTGAGTACAAGGCGTTACCTATTTGCACTACCGAGCTTGGATAATCTTGCGCCATGGCCTTGACCTCTTCCCCTACGAAAGTGGAGAATTCCCCGGTGTCCAAAGAATATACATAATGCTTTCTAGTCCCTTTGGGATAAATATGCAATAGGGAATTCGTATAATCATAGGCAATCTTACAAGCTCGCAATGTCTCTACGAAAGTTTCCGTGTCCGGGATGAAAAGATCGCTAAAATCCGGGTTGACATTAAAGAATGTCTCATCAATATTTACTCCTTCCAACGATGACGATAAAAGGCTGATATCGGAGCCTTGCAATAATTTAAGGCCACGCTCGGTACTGAATACTATCGAGGAATCCAGTTGCGTGATACTATCCGGATTATTGCAAACATCCCTGCTTATAGGTTGGATGGAGGAATACAATCCCGCATCCGATAATTGCAAGGCCCATATCCCATCGGAAGAGAAAGCGTATAAGGGAAACTGCCCGAATTGCCCTTGGGACAGTGCTTTAGTGGTGGATCGGATACCTACGATCTCACCGGTTCCCACCGTGTTTATTCCCGCCAACGGGAAATAAAACGGGTTATTGACCTCGGACGTATATATCTTGTTTGGCATATTGACCGACTTGTCCGTTGATATTGGTGTGCTATCGCTGCCCGGTTTAAATATGATCGGGGCGTATGAGTCGAAATAGTAAGCCCCGTTCAGCGTGTTATGCGGAGAGAGGGTAACGATCGCTTGGTATCCGTCCGAATTCCGTGTTATCACCATCTTGTATGCGTTAGCGTTGGGGTAATATAGGTAATGCAAATTGATACCAAGGTTATATGAGGAGGATGTTTGAACGACGATATCCTTTTCTCCTTCTCTTATGAAAACCTTTATGCTCAACGTGCTGCTACCGTCGTTGTACGTTACCATGGACTCCGGAGGATAACCATCAAATAGTATCCTTTTTATATTAGCTATATTTAACCGCTGGTTATAAGTATAGGAATAATCAGGTATTAGCCAATCTAAATTCTGGTACCCGTCCGCGTCAACAAGTTGCTCTCGATTTTGCAACGATCCCAGCACATTATCCTCTAAAGTTAGAGAGCGTCTTTCACCCCCGTTATAACCGCACAAGTCCTCATACGCTATGCTTGCTACTTTGTAAAACAATGAATTATCCGGCACCTTATTATCCATGGCCTTTCCGGGTAAGACGAGTTGATCGGTATAACCTGATCCCGGCAGGGCTATGGACAAGGCTTCCTCGAATGTATGCCTATTGTAATATCCTCCACCTATAGAGTACACCCCGAAACCGTTATCGTCTGATATCTTTTGTGCCCCATTAATCTCCCCATAATAATCAAAGGTGTATATTGGCGGCGTTATGAATATATCAAGGCTTTTAACTATGTCCTTCCACCATTCCCTTTGATTCCCCATTCCGCTGACTTTGTAATTAATGGAGCATACCACTGAGGATATAATGAAGTTTACAATGATCTTTGCGTCAAAATCCTCTGTGTCCACGTCAATAGTAAATGGAACGTGAGGAGTTACTCCGGACGATGGTATCATCAGTATCGGGGCTGATTGCATGTAAGACGTTCCGTCATATAGTCTATAAGCGTAACGAATAAAGAACGGATATATAAACATGCCTCGATCTACACTTCTCTCCCTGATAAATTTTGAGACATATCCCATTACGGAATTACTGATAGTTGATAGTTGATCTTCCGTAAAGGCTCCATTATAGGGAGGATCAACGGATACGGACAATTGTTCGGTCTTATCCAATGATCCTACCAATCCGAATGACAGGATAGGGAAGGGGGGCTTATCTCCTAATTCCTTATAAAACTCTCCATCCCAAAGTAAATATCTTATAGGATCTTCGCTTATTACAATCAAGGTGTTTCCTATGGACGTGATAGCTTTGGGAATTTTGTCATATTGGTTCGCCCCTATAAGATGGGTCGTTCCGTCCGTATCCGCATAGCGTAAAACATTCGTCTGGAAAAAGATATAGTGAAGGAGATCCTTTGTCCGATGCACGTACATAAGTATCGATCCTTCCGGAAGGGTTATGCCTAGTTCTTTTGGAGGCTGTATATTCACCAGTTCGCCATTCTTTGGTATCAGATTCACGCATTCTGATAATTCCCCCTCGTTTCCAATAGATGGAGAACGGTGTATCCCATAGGATAATGAAATATCTTGCTGTTCCATTTTTTGCGATAAAATTATATGATATAAGTAATAGGTTTTGACATATTGATCAAAACCTATTGCATTTAGATGGCCTTGATGTGCCTGTTATGATGACATGTATTTTTTTACGACATCCATATTACTAAAGGACATGGATAGAAACCGCACTGAGTCATTCCTTACGCTAGTCAATGCCTCCACGTTGTCTTCAAATGGATTTAACGATTTTATGGCGGAGACAAGATCATGCATACAATAGCATGCCAACAATACATACGATCCCATGACCTCTGAATTGTTTTGTTCAGCGGCTTTATGCAATACTTTGTCTGCGAATCCCATCTTAACCATATTGCCATTGTCATCTTTTTGATACATAGGTATATCAACTCCCATTTTGTCCTTGAAAAAATCCGCTATGGATAAATTAGCCTCTGCTTGTAGGCATCCGTATAGCCTCTCCAAATCTTTCGGGATGGTCTCTTGAACTATATCTGTCCAATCATCACAGACCAACTCCCTTATGACTGAGTAAGGCTCAAGCCTGTCATTGGGAATATCCATGACTTTCACGCTTCCATCCTCGTTATAGTCATCGTCATCGCCGCCATATTCATTAACGCTCTCGACACGTTTCGAGGAAGCGTAATATTTCCAGCTCCCACCAAACTCTGTCAGGTATTCATCCAGTGTTTTTATCCATCCATTCAGCTTGTATATGAATTGATGAAGATACATTTCCCACAAGCATGTATCATAAAAAAGATCAATGCAATATCGGCTATTTTCATCATCTTTATGACGAAAAGTACGGGGTGCGGATATGATTCTCGCCATATCCAAATTCCCTAACACCTTATTGAAAAAGTTGGCCAATAAACTGTCTTCATCTATGCGTGATAACAGCTCATAAAAAGGTTTATCTCTCATTAGACTGAAATTTTAAGGTTATACAAATCAAGGATGAACTTCTTCCCGGCCTCCGTCCAATACATATGCTGGCGTGTCTTAATCTCATGATTTCAATTTATTTATTATTTAATGATTATATAGTCCCCGCAATCTTCAATATACTTTATTCCGGCACTATCAAGAGTATTCTCTATGTCCACTTGGCACAGGCAAGATTCCGGTATGATATTGTCATACCCTTCCGCTGGGATCATTTTCGTGATTTGCGGGAAATGATCCTCTAGTTGTTTAGGGGATTGTATTTCTACATCCCCGTCGTAAATAAGTACGCACATGTTATTAGAGGTTAAATTATCGCTGTTTGAAAATCTGGAGTATCATTTATATTGAGGCTATTCACGATATCTACTCCGCACCAGTCTTCTGGATCACCATTCTTTTCACCATCCACAGATACATAACCGATACCCTCTATCATGTTTTCTGTGCCGAATGCAGTGATGTACCATGCTATCTGCCGGAGCATATCTTCTTCACTAGCACCGTTCTCTATCGCATTCCGATAACTTTCAAGTGAATCCTTAAATTCTTCTGATTCCGGATCGTAATTCATGCTAATGGTAGCACTGACCTCTACATCTATCTGTTTCATATCTTTTAAATTATGAGCCTTCAAGGGAAGGCTCGGTTAATACTATTCATTTTTGCTACGTTTCTCGATCATATAAATATTTTTACCATCATTTACCGTGACCAGAAATAACTTATCGCAATTTAGACATTTGCAATTATATAACCCACAGAGAAAAGATCCCTTTATGTATCTAGTCGAATGACAGAATGGGCATTTTATTGAATTATCCATGATTTTTAGGTATTATCATCCAGTGTGTAATGTCTTCATCATCAACATGACCATTTGACAAAGCCCACATACTTTTATTATATCCTTTATTCTCTCTTAACCAGCCTAAGACAAGATGTCTTATAGAATTTATATCAAATAACAGAACCTCTTCTCCGGGTGGCGGTAGCCGATCCTTCACGCTTATCCACGGGGATTGCTTTGCCTGCCATTCGGCACCTGCAATAAATCCCTGATAATACGCAGGGAATGCACTACCGCTACTCCTGCTTTCAGCGAAGAGATGAGCCGCTTCCTCTACCGTCTGTCCCATATCAATATTTCTTTCCATGTTTATTCTCCCTTAATTCGTTGTATTTCATTTTCTGTTCAATATGCCATAAGAGATCTATATACAGCAAGTCCGCATTAAGAAATATAACTACGATCGAAGCCTTGATAACTTCGGCTATATCTCTATCCTCTGTTAGTATGGATGTTGAAAAGAACATCCTCTCAGTAAAAGACATTCCCTTTAAACCATAATCCCAATCTTTATATTCCGGTTCTTCCATGAAATCGTAGATATCATCAAAGCTGATATCTATTGATCCGGCAAGGTCTAGCAAACGGATAACCGCATCGGCCAGCTCGTCGGGTACCGTATCCTTGACATATCTCTCAAATGCGCATTCAAAACGTTTAGTTTCATCTACTAAAGCGGAATAACGGTCAAACTCACGCTCAAAAGTCGATATGCCTTTGAAATATTTTCCTTTCCTGTCCGCTTCCACGGCTTCCATTAGTTCGCTGATAACAAGACATAGGGAATGCTCATTACTTAACCACGTGTCATGAAATCCGTGCTCGCATGCGCATTTGTACGCACGGTCACGGAGTGTGTTGAAATCAATCTTGCTCATATTTATTTCTCCTTTTTATAACTTTTACAAATGTTACTTCTTGATCCGGATTTTCTGCCTCAAACTTAAATTTCTCGTTATAGAAGTCTATGAGTTCATCGAGGTCTGTAAATTCCTTTTCCACGTTATCGATGTAGTATGTCGTTTTTGGCTTGCCGTATGATAGCTCGTCTTTTCTTGGGGTGATAGTAACAGCGGAAATCTTGTTAACGTCATCCCTGTACTTAACGATTCCACTACCTTCCATAGACATACAGGACAATATCCTTAATTGTAAATCATCACGTGTGATCATCATTACTTCCTTTCTCTTTGTCTTTAATCACGTCAATAACATATTCAACCCCGGTATCAAAACCTTTACTATAGCCTTCTTTATATCCACTATCCTCAATACCTTTATAGTAAAACGATCCGACACACAGGGCAAAACCTATAGCGATCAATACCATTCCTAATCCGAAAAACGGGTACGCAAACGATATATGGAACGGCTTAAATTGAATTGATACGCCTGATGTAAGCATGAATATAAATAAGAGGGAACAGATTGTTTGAAGTATTATCTTAATCATTTGATCCTCCTTTCCTCAATTCCTCTATCAGTGCGTCTGCGCAAGCAACCGCATATTGAGCGATAGCCTTTGGAATCGTATGTTTTTCGCTTTTCCCGTATATTACCTCAGAACAAGCAAAACCCACTTCATTTTCATTACTTAAAATACCATTCATGGCGCTTTTAGCAAGCTCGTACCTACGCTGTTCCCAATCGATGGTATTATATGTTGCTTTCATGATTACCTCCTTTCAGTAGTTCGGGATTGTCATACACTGAGCCTATAACACTTCCTTGGCACACCTCAAAGTCTAGCAGTCCACATGGATTAACCCCATCTAGGGATATGCACCATCCTGTATGTTCATAAATATCAATTACTTTTAGAAATTCTCTTTTCTCTTCATATTTCCATGTTGAGAATATAACGGCATAAATACGTCCGCTTGGAGCTTTTATTAAATCCCCCTCGTAAATCTCCTTTCCGCTCTTGTCTTTTAAGCCTGTGAACTGGCCTACGGTGTCTTTATGAATGTAATCCCATTCCATAAAAAACGGAGAGGCAGAGCCTTCATTGAATACTCCTTCCTTTTTTATGATTATCATATCTTGCTTTTCTGCCCCTAAATCCTTTAGTGTCGTAAGCATACCATGTACCCATTTCCCGCTTGTCGTACTTTTTCCTCTGAATTTAATCTCACGCATTTGACTCTCCTTTCTCTAAAATATCCTCACAAGCTCTACTATTGCACCTAATCGGCTTTTGATGGAAGGAGCACCAAGCCTCTCCGTTTGCGTCTTCATCCTCGATAAGTCGGCAATCGCCACATTTAACCGATAGGAATTTCTTATTCAAGTGCCCTTCTCTGATAAGCCACTCAATAGCGTCAACCACATTGTCCATCAGGCTCTCCTTGTTAAATGAGTTTGCGCAAGTGTAAGTCTTGTCTCCTTCCTCGTCCTCGATCTTGTCCGATGCGTACATTAACTCAACGAAATTTCCGGATAGGTAATAAACCATCCCGTCAATATCATCTTGGTATGATTTAGGCATCATGTCTATCAGCTTGGATAGAGACCAAGCCGGGAATGCCATATCTTGACCCACGTGCCCTTCAATCCTTCTATATTCAAATGCGACCGGACATTCGAACTCGTCAAGATACATGTCCGCCGTCTTCGGGTTCACCCCGGCCTCTAATAGCCGGGATGATTGTTCTTTATTCGTGCAAATCTGATTCATATCATCTAAAACTTGGCATTAATATTACATTTATCCCATTCTCGAACCTAAACAGGTTAGGTTCAGATGAAGGGTTCGAAACAAGAACACAAGAGGTGATATCAATAAGCTTCATGAGATTTATCATTTTAAGCACACGCCCGGATTTAAAAGGATTCCCGTGTATGTCAATGTCATATTGGGGATCTTTTATCATTTCCTCAGTCTCGCCTAAATGACCATTTCCACGACATACGGGGCATTCCTCCTCTTCTGTATAGATTATATCATCAAAACAAAACTCATAATCAACCATCCCGGTACCTGCGCAAGCATCGCACTTATACGTTTCATTTATCATCGGAACGTCATCGTACAATTCCTTCAACCAAGACAATTCTATGATCTCATGGCATTCTTTCCTTATATTCAACACAGATGATACATCTGGCTTGTCTTGATACGGATACCTAAGACCTATCAAGGATATAGGTATTGTTATAAGCGTGATAGCGTCAGTGGCACATACCATGTCCCCTTGCTTGAACGCTTGGTTTAATGCTGGTCTATACTTGTCGTTACCGACAAATAAATTGAGGATTTTTGTTTCATTTTTCATATTTACCCCTCCTGAATAATTGTGCATTCTATCTCTTCGTCCCATGTTACATCCACCGGATCGTACTCATACTCTCCATCGGACGTGCGGATCATTACCTCCGCTTCCGGGTCTTGCTCTTGTAATAGAGCGATTAGTTCTTTATTTCTCATGCTAATTTTCTCCTGTTGATTTAAGGGGGTATCCCTTGGACGGAATACCCCGGGTAAGTATTAGTTCTGCTCTGCGAGTTTCTTGAACTCCCCTAGCAACATATAGATCGTGGCGATATCGTCCTTGAAACGATCCACCGTTTCCTCGTTGATGCACCATGAGTAATTGAATACAAGGTCTGTCAATTGTTCGCACATTTCCGATGGATTGATAACCTTGTTAATGAACTCGTTGAAGGACGTGAAATCGTATTCTTTAGCCTGCATAGTTCAACTCCTCCATCTTTGAAAATCCCAATACTAGCATAAGAGAATCGAATTTGTCCACATACCACTCCGGTTGAGTTTCCTTCGGGTTGTTCTTGTTTATCTGATTCTCTCCGTATTCGAGTCCTTTCTTGGATATGGAGTTGAAATATTTGATCTTGCCTTTAGATGATTTACGTGATATACGTTCGATATATCCTAGCTCGATAGCCCTTTTGTAGAATTGATTCCGTGATACCTTGTAACCTTTCTCGTTGAGTAGATCGGTAGCCGACTTCATCACTCCTTTTGACGGCACGTAATCGGGCAATGGCAATCCAAGTGGCGTGGCTACCTTCTCCAGTAATGACAACTTGGAAACGTCATTGAGGTTCAGCATCTCACTTACGCCTTTCACCCATTCGATTCCGGCACGGACTTTTGTCGGGGTGACGGACGATGGTCTGGATTGGCTAATTGATTTGCTTTCTTTCAGTCTTTCCTCGCAAGCGATGAAGTAACGGCGGGCTTGCTTCCCTTTCTCGCTTCTTTGGATCATTGATACTTCTTTCGCCATGCTTAATGTCATTGCGTAATCTTGAAGTTCTTGATTCGCAAGGGTGTTAAATACTTTACACCCTACATAGTCCTTGTTTTCGTCGAAACCGTACTGTAGTTGCCGATCAAACCAAGACTGGAATCTTTCTGTACAACCTAAAAAGTCGTACAAAGCTCTTGCGCTAACGGCTTTCTTGCCATTACTCTCATTAATGGGGATTAACGCCCCTACGTTTGTTGTAATTTCTGCCATTTTTGAAGTTCTTTAGGCATTACAGGAAAGTTTTGTGCTGCATCCCTATTTAGCAGGGCAAGCGAAAAGCGGTTGCTTCCGACCCGTTGAACTTCACCACATAGGCAGTGGGCGCATTAACGCTCCACACGGGAGAAACAACCGCTATATCATATAGATGCAACGATCTTACAAGCATAAAAAATGCCCGCTATATATGGCAGGCTTCCGCTTGCCTATGTGTATGAAGTTCGCTGCAAATGTACCACTTCTTTCCAAAACGCCAAATAAAATCCTTGAAAAATTATCCCGCCCTGTCAAAAGCCTTCTCAAAGACCTCCGGCCTAAGTATAGCGTTCGTTATCGCCGTGAACGCCTTCACGATCCCGGGCTGCTCATTTAAGTTTATTCTCACGTCCTTCCCCGTGACCTCACTTGATAACCGATCGCTCAGGTACTCCACCTTGTCCAGTGCCAGATAGGAAAGGGGATTGTACGCCAACGGGACGATCCCCCGCATCCTGTCGCCGAAATCGCTTATCGTGATCCTAGACATCTGCGCCAGCATGTTTATCGTGGATGACAGGGATGCGATCCGGTTAGATGAGCCCGATACCCCGTGATCCAGCAATATCTGGCTGATCGTGTAATAATACCTCTCAATATGAGGCTGTACGTCCTCCTCCATGCTTTGCGTTATCTCGGCGAACGCCTCCTTATTGGCCTTGGCTATCCGGAAGATGTTCGTGTTATAAGCGTCTATCTCTTTTTCGATAGCGTTGGCCGTCCGTTTGGCGTTATGCCTGTAGTGCTCGCTATTCCTAATGGCCTCCATGAGCGATACCGTGTAGTTATACGCTTGGTCGTTAACGAAAAGTACCATGTATGTTAGCGAGGTGACAAGGCCGTTCGTGTCCTTGTCGATCTCTTCCCAATCGTTGTATTGTCTCATTCTTTCATCCTCCGGATTATATAATCAACAACGTCCTTTACGGTAAGGCATCGTCCGGGATCATCATCAGGGATCGATATGCCAAACTCTTTCTCTAATTCCATTAATAACTCTATCTCGTCAAGACTGTCCATCCATAGATCATCCTCCAGCTTGGATTCCATCGTAAGTGGCTGACCTTTGTGATAACGTTTACTCTCAATGATCTCAAATACTTTGTTCTTTATAGTTTCTTTTTCCATTTTCATGATCGTTTTATTTATAATTGAAACATTGATGTCTGTATTATCTTTTTACCACTAGGTAATATGATTTCACCTAGGCATTCTTCCTTAAACCTTTTATCTTGGGCATTGAAATATTCCTTGTCTATCTCGGTTGCGTAAAAATCAAAACCCATTTTATAGGCGGCTATACGGCTGCTTCCGCTCCCCAAATGAGAGTCATAAATTTTGTCACCGGGATTGGCGTAATTTTTCAAAATCCAGAAATACAATGAGAGCGGTTTTTGGTGTGGATGTATCTTTCTCTTTCCGGTCTCATGTCCCATCCTATATCCATCCCACGGAATGGAGACAAGATTGCATGGGATTTTTTTTGACACGTAGGCTATCTCACATTTCGAGTATTTAAACACATCGTTATTGTTGCTCATCTTATCCCAAACAATCAAATAGTTGGTATTTCCTAGATATTGGGTGTAATAATTATATCCCCATATGATCTGATCCTTGCTAATTCTTTTTAACTCATCGAAGTATGACGCATCCTTGATGGGGCTATTCTTATAGGATGTATCCTTGAATTTATACCCATTATTCCTTTTCTTCCAGTCCTCTCCTATACCATACGGTGGATCAACGATAGCTAGATCAAAGAATTTATCAGGAATGTTTCTCATATAGTCCATACAATCCTCGTTGTAAACTTCGCTTATAGCCATAATATTTGATTTTTATTTACTCTCATCATAGAGAATACGGTATTCAACTATGATAAATGATTAAACCTTATTTGTTTTAGCGAACACCACCGACTCGTGATCCGGCCTCAGATGGGCCATGCAAGCCTTGCTGTACTCGCAGAATCTCGCACCCTCGCCCCGGAAGACGCATCCTCTGCAAACCGTTGCCTTGGTATTGAGGTATGGCTTGAATCTCAATACCTGCACGTTTATTTCCCCTACTTTTACCGTGAACCCGGTAGGGGTGTTCCTTAATCTGTCTGTTATTTCCATGATCTTGTTCTTAAAATGGCATGTCCTTGTCACAACTCCCGTAATCGTAGAACTTGGTCATGCCGTCATTATGCTTAAATTTCACTAATCCAGTGGCCCCATCTCTATTCTTGGCCACGATCAACTCTCCGTAATTGCGTTCTACGTTGCCGTTCTTGTCCTTGACCTCGATCTTGTAATACTCCGGTCTATGAATGAACATTACGATATCAGCGTCTTGCTCGATAGCCCCGGATTCCCTAAGATCGGATAGGAGGGGTTTCTTGTCCGGTCTGGCCTCGTTTCCCCTGTTCAATTGGGATAAGAGCAAGAAGGGAACCTTTAACTCCTTCGCCGTGATCTTGGCGGTTCTGGACATCTTCGCTACCTCACGTTCACGGCTTCCTTCCCGTTCACCGCTCTCCGCCAATTGGAGATAGTCGGCCATGATTATCCCGCACTTGCCTTGTTTCTTCAGTATTTTACATCGTGACCGGATATAGTCCATCGTCACGCACGGGTTGTCATCGACGTAGATCGGAAGTCTCCAAAGCTCATTCACTGCCGTCTCTACCTTGTTAATCTCCTCGTTTGTCATATACCCGGACTTGAACCGTTCCGGATCTACGTCGCACTCGGATAGGATCAGCCTGTTAGCCAAGCTTATGTCTGACATCTCAAGCGAGAATATCGCCACTGGGATATTGGATCTAGCCGCCGATTTGGCCAAGTGAAGCATCACGGCGGTATTGTGGGTGACTATGTAGTCATCCGTTATGTACAAGGCCTTCTCATGCGATACCGATATGCACTGGCATTCAACCCTGCGGTTGGTCGGTGTCACGGACATCACGGTCAAAGGTTTGTTCCTCCGGTCTGGCCTCACTCTGTCGAATTTCCTTGGGAGCGTGAAGCATTCCCTAGGATTGTCCGCTACGATCACGAGCCTGAAACTGTTCCTTTTCCGCTCGCCATAAAGGAATGAGCGTCTTTCTCTCAAGGAACATTTATATCCTAAAGACCAGCAAAGTGTTTGTACGCCTCTCGCCAATTTAGCGCTCGTGGTGTTGTAGCATATAGCCCCATTCTTGTCTATATCCCCGTCTGTATCGAGAAGACCGTTCAACAGCTCAACCCTTTGATCCCTGCATGCGTCAATGTACATGTCCGGGATGAACTTCTCGTAGGAATGGACATTCAACAATCCTAGGCTCTTTAGCTCTGACAGGTATTTATTGACCTTCCTGTTCTCCTTGTTGGTCACTAGGAAGCGATCATCCGACACGATAACATCGTAGTCGACCATACCTTGGATCTTATCAGCGATGAACTTGTCCGGCTTGCACCAGCTAACCCCCTTGCTCAAGACTCCATCTCCTAGCAAGACTCCCATGAGATATGGGTGGATCACGAAATCTTTCTTTTCTCCGAATATCCCGGAGAAACGAGGAATGCTTATTCTGCCGGAATATCTTTCCTTGCTTATCAAGTCCATAAGCTCTAGGGTAGATACGACCCTTTCGGCCTTGGCGTTGAACTTGGAAGATATTACGCTCCACAAGTGGCTGCCACAGCATTCGATCTTGCGACCGTCCGAGAACTCGACCATGTATGTCTTGACATGTCCTTGCGGGAATATGCCGGTCACACGTGATTCAGCCCCGTCTACGGAGCAAACTTGGTCGCCTATCGCAAGATCCTTGTTCAGTTTCCATCCTGAAGGTGTCAATACCTTGGCATCCATCCTTAGAGCCTTTCCCATGGAGGGCCTAGCGGCTATTATCACCAAGTTTCCCGGTTGCCAGCCGTTAGTGATCTTATTCAGGTCGTGAAGCCCAGTGTCTACACCAGACCGGATGTTTTTCCTAGCCATCTCCACACGCTTGTATAAACCGTCCATGGAGCCTTTAAGAGCCTTGGATATATGCTCGCCATTGGACTTACCGATAAGTTCCTCCATGAGGCTCTCTGATCCGTTTATGGCCTTGTGCAGTACGTCACCTATATCCTCGTTGGAATAGATAGCGTTCTCAAGTTCATTGGCTATCACCAGCCCTTTCCTTTGTATGGATCGCTCCTTGACTATCATTGCGTGGTCCAGTATATGGGCCGATGACCCAATCTTGGAGGTAAGGGAGGCTATGTAGATCGGCCCTCCTATACTCTCGAGATCTCCGGATGACAGCATCGCTTGGGTGACCGTCATCATGTCTATGGGCTTTCTCTCCTTGTATAGCCCGGATATGGCCTTGAATACCGATTGGTTCCTCTTGTCGTAGAAATCGGCCTCAGATAGTTCCGAGACGATTTTCTCGAAAGCGTCGCTCTCTATGAGGCAAGCCCCTAGTATTATCTGCTCTATCTCCTTGGCTTGGGGAGGTAGTTTCCCGTCAATCTGGGACGATGTAAACCTGTCTCGATCCATTCTGTTGCTTGTCTTCATTCTCGTTTATATTTTCAAACTCACTCTCCCATCTTCGCTGGTTTATCCAAGTTGTCAAGTGCGGATATTCGGGCACCCAATTGCCGGAATTCTTTTTCTCGTTATGCCATTCTATCTCTTTGCTTATGGCTAAAGGCAATAAGTCTATGACCTCGGCATAATCCTTATGCTTTTTGACAAAATTGTTGAATTCAACGTCAAGACCTTTTTTAGTGCCCGGATATGATTTTCGGAAAGCCTCGAATTTTTCTTTTATATATTTTCTTTTTTTATCATTATCAATATCATTATCATATAGGGTTATCTTCGGTAATGTTGGGTTATCTTCGGTTATCTTCGGTAATGTTGGGTTGTCTTCTTTACCCTTTGAGTAATAGGGGTTTGACTTGCCTTTCTTGAAATTTGGATTACCTCCTTTTTTACCGGATTCCCTATTGTTGGATACTCTCTCATCATATTTTTTTTGATTGAAATCGATTTCTCTTTTAATGAAGGAGAATGCCATTTTAGCCTGCGGTCTCAGCTCCGATAGTGTCCCCGATACGGCATACCTAATAACCGCCTCGTACACTTCAAGTCTGATCTCCGAAGGATAATCCACTAACACCTCGTACCAATCAGCATTAAAAAGAAATGTTTTTTTAGATGTGTCCATGTCAATATATTATTCCTCTATTATATAATTCCTCCCTATATTGCTCCAACGCCTGAAGGCATCGTTCCTTGTCCATGTATCCCATTGGCATTATTCCGGCCAACCTTGCGTTGCATCGGTCTATGCCATATTTGAGATCCTTGTTTGACATTTTCTTTATATCCATGTTATCTCTTTTTAAAAGTGTTACAAAATCTCGTGGAGTTAGCGACTCTTCCTGCATCATGTATGATGCACCAAACGCATAGACCCTTGTGAGGATGTCCGTTGGCGCAATCGCCACATTTCACCTTTTCTTGCTCGTCTTTCTTCTTCGCCATATCACCAAGTCTTTATTTTTATTGGTAGATCGGCGTACCACCAAGCCAGAATCGTAGCGTCACGTTGATCTTGGTTCGTTCTCTTAGGCAAGGGACCGACTATGTAGGAGAGTTCCTCATGGGTTATCTTGCCCTCGTCCCCTTTCCAATGCTTGGTCAAAGGCTTTACCTCCTCGCAGGGAATCCCTATGTGCTCGCACATCTGGAGAAGCAATATCCCGGTTTGCTGGTTACGACCTACATACTTGGCTATCCTCTCGCCGGATTTACCCCTAGCCTTATGGAAGTTGCTTTTTTCGTTAAGCCATCCGGCCTCGACAATGACCACTATGTCTACCCCCTTGTACCTTTCTCTCGCCTCCTTGATAAAGTCAATCAAGGAAGGGAAGGGGAGGCTCTTTAGAATTAGCTGTCTCGTTGAAGGAGACAGTACGCATACGCCGGATTTATCTATGTCCGGGTCAACGGCTATCACTAATTCGTATCTTTTCTTTCCCATGGATTCCTCCTTTCTTTATCGTTTATTAGTAAGAATATGGCCAAGATCACTGCTATAAGTCCGAGTATTGCGGTGATAAGGTACATGGCCATTGTCAAGTGATCTAAATTCTGTATTGTTTCCATAATTAGATGTTTGTTATTCGTGGACGGTGCCGGGATCGAACCGGCCTCTTTACGTCATGCGCACTCCGTAACGTTTCATCCCGGAATACTTACCGCCCGAAATCCCCGCATATCCTCACGGACGGCGGGGATAAAAACTAAATCTAATACCATGAAAAACACACTCTAATATTAATTATCTGTTTTGCCCTTTGGTACGCTATCAGCGTCAAACGGGAAGATGTCCATAATAAGGGTCTCGCTTACCATTGCCAAGGTATAATCCGCCAAGGTCCCTTTCATATTCTCCTCGAAGCATGAGATCGCTTCCTTTAGGCCGCTCGCCTGTACTATGAATCTGGCCGCTGTTTTCTTCTCTATGCCGCTCTTCTCATCAAGCGTGATAAAATAGATCTTAATCTCATAAAATCTATCACCGTTATCGTTAAAGAATAGTTCCGCTATCTTTTTACGTGTTATGTCGGCGATAGTGAACTCTCCGGTAATGTACGGCCTTAATTCCTCTATCGTGCGTGCTTCAGCCTCCGTATAGGAGAGGGCATCCACTAAATAGGGTTCGACCACTCGTTTTTGCATGCCGTTCTCCAGCATCTTCTCATATGCGACCTTGCTAATAAACCAGTTTCTCATATATACTTTAATAATTAATGTTATACTTCTTTCTTTCGTATTGTGGTACATACCCCTTGCAAGGGGTGTTCCCGTCAAGTAAGACCGATTCCGGCCTCACAGTTTCCCCATCTTTTTTAGACGGGTCTTTCCAATGCTTTTGCCGTTGATGGCAAAGGCAATGTCTTTTAGAACATGCCTCATTGAGGCAGTATTTAAGATCTCTCATTTTTCTTATAGGTTTCCAGCTTCTTGACCTCCTTTTTAAGGAGTCTGGCAGCATCCATGTATTTGACGCTGCCATAAGGAGCGGTAATAATAATGTTGGTATGCCTCACGATCTTATCTATAAGATAATTTGGAGGCCTGTCGCTTTTTCTCATCTCCTGCAGTATTGTTGATACATTTCCTCGTAGCCGGGATCGCCGAAATAGGGAAGATAGCAACCCAGATCGGTTTGCGCCCAGACTTTCATCTTATCCATGAGTGAGGACAGTTCGGAGGTTGTCATGGCGGAAGTCTGGTAATCTACCTTTTGCCTCTCCCCGGTTATCCTGTTCGTATCTTCTCTCATCCCTAGCAAAGCCCTCTTGACATCCCGTTTACAATCTTCTAAGGAGGTATAGCCGATATGATCCGATATCACTTGACACCATAGATGGAAAAGGGCGTTTTGGTTCAAGGTCCTTCGCCTCGCTTTCTTCGTGATCTCGAAAGGATCGGTGCCGGACATTAATTTCTTATAGTACATGTCGGCTCGTTCCCGGTCGAACTCGCTTGTTGGATTTATAAGCATATATCAAAAAGGAATATCATCTATAGGTTGAGCCATAGGCGGGAAATCAGATTGGGATGGAACGTCGTTGGCGGTCACTTGAGGTCTGGAACCGGCACTGTCGCTCTTTCCGCATAGCATGATATCGTAAGCCAATATGTCGGTGACATACCGTTTTATGCCGTCTTTCTCGTACTCTCTGTAATTGATCGTCCCTAGGATTGTCACCTTATCTCCCTTGTGGATGTATTTCTCCGCTATCTCGGCCAGTCCACGCCATGCCACGACGTTATGCCACTGGGTTTTCTCAGGGACATCCGTCCCGTCCTGCCTCTTGTATCCTCCGGTGGAGGTGGCCAAGGAGAATGTCGCCGCCTTGACCCCATTATCGAAAGTCCTTATTTCCGGGTCCTTACCTACGTTGCCTATCAATAGGCATTGGTTTATGCTCTTGCTCATGCTCTTTTATGATTTGTAGATTGGTAAATTATCGAATAGGCCCCTGAACTTGGACCATTGGACGAACTCCTTGAGCAGGATACGATTGTCTCGCTCCATGGTGTTGTACCAATGACATCCGATAGCCGGGGCGTAAGGTTTAAGCTCCAGTCCACGGACATCATAACCATGTTTGTCCTTGTCGTATCCGACGAACTGGAACAAGTCGAAAAAGAAGTCTCCCACACCGAATAGCTCCATGTAGAACCTCCACTGGCAACTATCCGTGTAATCGGAGTCCTTTATAGGAGAGTATTTCGTCTTTATATCCCTTATCTCAAGGCCGTTTATGATATCGGCGCAACCCGTTATGACTATTTCCCCCATGTCCATGTATTCCCTTATCTCGTGGAAGGCGTTCGGGAAGCGGTCCTTGTATTCCAGAGCTGTCTTGCATTGTTTCAAGTCCAGCTTCACGGGGTAGCCGTCTATATCGAACTCCCTCCCCGGAATCTCTGTATCCGTTCTAGGTATCTTTTTGCATCCGGTGGTATCGCCTTCCACTATCTTATGGAAGGCCGTCCCCACTCTCGTATACTGGTTTCCCGTGAATTGCCCGGTGAGATTGTCTATGACCGATCGCTCGTCATCATATTCGGAATGTTCCGTTATGTAACGCCTGAACTTCTCCAGTTGGGTCACCCTAAGCAACCTTTTCATCCTTGACGAATTTACCCGTTTCCTTGTTAAATACGAATCCTTTCTCTCCTAGGATTCGTATCATTTTATCCTTGAAAGGTCTCTCGAATACCTTGTTCAGGGATTGCTTGATCTCTATCATATGGTTCGCCTCTTCCTCCGTCTCCACGGCTTCCAGCGCTATGTTCGCCTGCTCTAGCGCTTCCAAGGCGACCCTTTGCTCCTCGGTCTTGCTTTGTATGGCCTTTTTAACCTTTGACACTATACCGGCCATGAAGGAGGGAAACTCCGATGAGTTGCATTCGGGTATAACGGTTGGAGGTATTTGCGCCACGTTCTTCCCTACGGTGGTATCCGTAGGATCGAAACATATGGTCCTTTTCCCGTTTATCATGGTGATGAACCCTACTTGGTCCGCTATGCGGATCAACAGATCCTTGGATTGTCCAGTGCAGTCGGGGGAGTGCTTTATAGAGTCTCCCTCTTGGGTCTCCTTGTCATGGCATACGAAGATGATATCCGAGCAATCGGATCGTCTCCTGTTGACGAAGTTCTTGAACTCGTCCGCTATGTAACCGAACAATTTAAGCTTGTTCTTGCTCAGCTTGTAATCTTGCTTAACCCCATATACGGCCAAGAAATCATCCAGCATTGATTTCGCCGTGTCCACTATAATGGTTTTATATCCTTTCATCGAGCCTTCCTCGGAGAGAATATCCTCCCATGTTTGCGCCGTAAGCGTGTCGACCTGATTCGCCGCCCGGTCAAATCCCCGGTCGCAATCGATCAATAATGGGTTCTCGCTCGTGTTGGAAAGGGATGTCTTTCCTGTTCCCGGTGTGCCGTAAATGACCATGATAATAGGTCTAAGCGGCCTAACGTCTGTTTTCTTTAAAATAGGCATAATATTTATTTTTAAAATGTTTCGTCAGCCTCCGGGAGTCGAACCCGGACTAAGACCATCGGCCGCCCTTCCCTCACTACCGTGTCCCTTTCCACCGGGCCAATGATATCGTCATGGCCTACCACTTGTCTAGGATATCGGTTGCCGGTCTGGGTCGGGGTTGCACCTCGTAAGGGCGGGATGTTACCAATTATATGAATCACATAGGAACCTAAGCTCCTCCATGCTCTCCTCATATTCCTCGTTGTCTTCCTCCCCTTCGTACTCCGGTTCGCCGTCGGGGTCTTTGATGTAGATGTCTCTCATGCGATCCTCCGATAAGCAATGCCTTGGGACTATTGTATTTCTTTAAATACCCCTCCAGCTAATTTGTAATATGTATCCGCCTTTATCTTCTCCCCATCAACAAATTCCGTTTTTACGCAAACGGGGATATATCTTTGCTTTTTATCAGAATAAGACCATTCGGATAATGTTATCCATGATCCTTTTGAGGCTTTTGCTACAGAGTTAATACCTGCGCACATGATGACACAGCCTTCGCCTGTGCTGTCTATCTGGGCACCGTCGCCGGATGATCCTATCTTGGCATAGTTGCCGGATGATCCTATCTGGGCATAGTTGCCGGATGATCCTATCTTGGCA